ACGTTACGAAGCATAATCCCTTGTAATAACGAAACGAAGAGATCTTACTTAAACCTGCGCTAGCAGGATTTACATTATTAGTTGCCATAATCTTGAAATTTTAGTGTAACATTTGAACCGGAGTACTACCTCCGCGGATGCGGATCGGGGTGGTTTGAATAGGGTACTTTGAGTTTATGTAAATATTTTATGAAAAAATTTGTAACAAAAAAATTTTTATAACGTTGTATATAGAAATTAACATTTATGAAAAGAAAATCAAAACATAGGAGGTGTGACAAAAAAAGAAGAGACATTCCTTCTAAAGATGATAAAGAAGGTAATATACAATGGCATAGTAGAGGAGAAGCAATTAGACGAAAAGCTATAGTCTACACAGAATAAATTAAAGATAATTTAAATTTTTGTTACATTTATGTAACCTTTTTATAACCATTTCAGTATAGTATTTCGATGATCACTGGTAAATGTCAGTGAACCACCCACGAGGACAGACATGTAAGTAGTGGGTCAGAAGTCGGATTATAATAATACAATATAGTATTATATGTTTTCTCCGATATCATCAAAAAGGATAGATATAAGATTTAGGCTCTATCACCGTTAAGGTAAATGTAGAAAGAATAGAGATACAGCTAAGCCGACTAAATTGAAAGTCTAATTCACAACAGTTAGAAAAATAAAGGGTGTATTATGTTTAATAGTTAAATATCAAATATATGATAGTCTTATTTTTATAAGCTAAGATTATATATACAAATATGTAGTCTTGGCTTTTATTATGTTTAGTAATATTTATTATGTAATTTATATAACTTTATGTAACCTTATTATTATTCATATCGTATAAGATTATAAGATTAAAGAGAGAAGGTGGATATGTCCAAAGTTTTTAAATGATGTATTTAAAGATGAACATAATTGGATAAGTTCTTATTATGATATATAAGATATTATGTTAATAGAGTATATAAAAATAGATAATGCCTTTAAATTACCTAGTAAAAGTGGTTACGGAGGTTTTCCTACTACGTGTATGGAATGTGGAGCATATCTAAATAAAAATTCAGATTTAGATTATGGTAAAGATTGGACAGCAACTTATACATGTGAAAAGTGTGAGTCTAAATTTGCTTATCAACCTAGTGATATGGGACAGTCTTTACCTTGGATTGTAAAGTATGATAATAAAAATGAAATATTTAATAAAGATCTTTGGGATAAACTTAGAAAGAATTTTTCTAAAGTTTATAAACATAAAGGAAATAAAGTAACATCAGAATGACTATAGATGAATATTATTTAAGTATCAAGTATAATTATAGTATATTTGATATAGAAATGAAGATGTATGAATATATTACAGTTAATCTTAAGATAGATGATGATAAACAGATTAATAAGATTATTGAAGATATAGTTACTAAATATGATAAGGATGATGACAGAGAAGAATAAAGAAAATGAAATTATTGAAGTCTCTGAAGATGTAGATAACATACAAGAGTTTATAGAACAGAATATGACAGATGATCCTATATTTGAAAAGATATTAATTGAAAGTGAAGTTAAACCTAAAGCTATGCCTAGTTGTTTAACTATGGGTGAATTTATAGATAAAAAGATACTTGAAAGTTATGAAAATAATGATAGTAGAATATTTGAAATAGATCAATTAATAGATGAATTAACTCAAGAAAGAGATAGTATTCTCGAAAAATTTAGAATAGAATATGGAAAGAAGTATCTCCCTAATTATCGTAGAGAGTTAAGAAAATGGTATTTTAGAAATCATAAACAAGTTATAGGTAATGGATTAAGTAGAGAAGAAAGACCTGAAGGTTATGAAGAATATAGTGAATAAACTTAAAATTAAAGAAGATGTCAAGAATAATTAAGATTAGAGATAATGGAGATATAGTTCATATAAGAGTTGAAAGAATTAAACCAGTATATAGAACTAGACATATATATGTTGAAAGTGAGAATATATGTGATGAATGTGATCGTAGATATAATTGTCCATTTAAGAAATTAGTTGATAAATTAGATAATTGTTTTTAAGAATATGAGAGTAAAAGTAATTAAAGAGATTAAAGGATTAGTTCCTGGAGATATATTGTATTATAATGATAAGACTGATATGTATGAGATTACTAAAACAGATTATGATGTTAGTGATAGCGGTCAATCAGTAAAATCTGTTAAAGTTGTTATCAGTTCTTATGTAGCAGAAGGAAGTAAAGACTATTTTGTCTTTGTAGATGATGATAATAATGATATAGAAATTAATAAAATTTATTGGGATGACATTCCACAATCTAAAAAATTGGAAACTCCAAAGAATGAACAAGTTAAATCAGAAGCTAAGGACACAGACTCTAAGGATTCTGAGATTAATAAACTACAGGAACAAGTTAAGGAGTTGGAGGAGAAGTTGGAAGATATTAAAAGAAGTAAAAAGTCTATAGAATTTAATAGTCCATTTTGGGTTACTAATTTTCCAACAAGTAGATATTGGTTATTTTAATAATATAATATAATGGAAGAATTAAAAGGACAAGGAGTTAGTGAAACTCCTCAAGATAAAGAACAAGATGTCAAACATTATGATTTTGGTCATCTGGTATTAAATTGTGGTAGATGTAATAGTAAGTATATTATAGAAGAAGATGTACCAGGTAATCAAGCTAGACAGATAGTATTAGCTCCTACTAGTACTTCAGGAATAATGTTAGAATGTAAAGATTGTAAGAATAGAATGAGTTTATTTTTTATTGAATCTACTAAGAAAAAAGATGAAACTACAGGACCAATTACAGATAATATTGAAAAACCTACTGAAGAAGTTAAAGAAGGAAGTAAAGATGAATCAGTTTCAGAAGAAGGTTCAGTTGAGGAATCAGCTGTATAGTGAGTATAGTAAGTTATTAAAGAGTTTATTAGGATTAACGGATAAACAAGTTCTTGTATTGTCTAAGTTATTTGAACTATCTGATACTACTCCACTTCTTACATCTCTATTATGTAAGAATAATAGACGAGAGATTATGGAATCATGTTCTATAAATGAATGTAATCTTTCTACTTATTTAACTTTATTTAAAGATAAAGAGTTATTAGTTTGGGATGGTAGTAGATGGATTATCTTTGATAAGATTAAACCTTATATAGTTAATAATCGATTACAAGTTACTTTTAAAATTGGATTAGATGATAGTATATAAAAGAATAATACTAGAGACAGTTAATATTAAAGATAAAGAACATAAGATTAGTGATGTTGATTATACTAAGAAGATATGGTTGTTTGGATGGTTAGTGTATAGTCATACTTGTACTAGTAAGCAGAATGATGTAGAGAATAAGAATAAGATGGGATTTAAACATAAATAATATGGAGGAGATAATTAAAGAACTGTCTTTGAAATATAATAAAGATAAGAGGGTGATCAAACTAATATGTGAGCACCCTTTACTATTTACAGCACATCATATCAAAGATCCAAATGATAATAGACCTATTATGATTCCATACTTTGCTAAGTTTGTTTTTAAGTTTGGTAAGACTTTAGAAGGTAAAAAACTTAATGTAGAGAAACTTTTATCTAAGAGATCCATAGCTAAGAAGCAGTAACTTATTTAATAATATAACGTAACGTTCATTTATGAAACTATTTGATATACTTGATGGAAAAGTAATTCTTAATGCTGAGGAACTTGCTCTTCCATCATTTAAAAAAATATATGAATCTGATAAGTCAAAAGATAAACAGAATTCATTTAATAATATATCTTATATTATATTTATGTATAAATGGGATTCTCCATACGCATCATTTACAGATAAAGATATAAGAGATAAAGTTATTAAGCAGGATATATTTGGTGATGAAAATTATCAATTAGATGATTTAACTAAACAAGCTGTTGAAAGATATCAAGATTTTCAACATACTTTTTCATTACAATTCTTAGAACAGAATATGGAGGGAGCTAAGAAGTTAATGGATTTTTACAAAAGAGTTAATTGGGATGATGTAGATAAATCTGGAAAACCTATCTATTCATCTAGAGATTTGGCAGCTAACTTAGAGAAGGCTGGAGGTATATTAAAGTCTTTACATTCTCTTAGAGAACAAGTTCGTAGAGAGGAATTAGAAGTCAATAGAGTTAAAGGTGGAACTCAAGTTGATTTATATGAAGATGCTCATTCATTTAAAACATTTGAACAGAATTAATGATTAAGAATACAGATAAGTTTAGACAAGCCGCTTTACATTTTCAAAAATATGGATACTATACATCATCTCCACGAGGAACGACAGGATATAAAGAGTACTGGGATGAAGAAACTAGGCGCTGTTTGTTTGGGTGGACTGCTGACGATAGTGATTTTATTTCTGGCTACAATTACTTTTATCTTAACTTTTCCCCAATACTTATTGTTTCGGAAAGAGAGATTAAATTAGGTGATCAAGTTAAAAAGGTAGTAGATAGGAAAAGAGATTTTCCTAGATTCTATGATACTGATTATCATTATTTTAATTATATAGAAGAGGCTGAAAGAACTGGAAAGCATGCTGTAGTTATTAAAAGAAGACGTGCAGGATATTCATATAAGGCTGCCAGTATGTTATGTAGAAACTTCTATCTAATACCACAGTCTAAATCTTATGCAATTGCTTCTGAGAATGAATATCTTACTAAGGATGGATTATTAACTAAGGCTTGGGATTTAATGTCTTGGATAGATGCTAATACAGCATGGACTAAGAAGAGACAAAAGGTTGATACTAAGATGCATAAGAGAGCATCTTATGTAGTTAATAGTGAAGGTACTATGATAGAGACAGGGATTATGTCTGAGATCATAGGAGTTACTTTAAAGAATGATATTCAAAAAGCTAGAGGTAAAGCTGCAAAGTTAATCTTATGGGAGGAAGGTGGTAAGTTTCCAGGACTAAGAGAAGCTTGGCAGATAGCTAGACCATCAGTTGAACAAGGATCAAATGTGTTTGGATTGATGATAGCTTATGGTACTGGTGGTACTAATGAAGCTGACTATACTGGACTAAAAGATTTGTTCTATGAACCAGATGGATATAATGTATTATCAGTAGAGAATATATGGGATGAAGGAGCCAGTAAAAGATGTGGATTCTTTGTTCCAGAGTATGCTAATATGGAAGGTTATGATGATCAAGGTAGACCTTTCATGGATTCTGATGGTAATACTCTTAGTAAAATTGCTATAGAGTATGCATTAAAAGAACGTCAGAAGATTATAGATAATGCTACTGATAGATCTGCAATTGATAGATATATAGCTGAACATCCATTTAATCCAATGGAAGCCACTCTTCAATTGAGTGGTAATATATTTCCTAAGAAAGATTTAATTAGACATCTAGCTTATATAAGAAATAATGATCATGTTAGAAATCTTAAGCAAGTTGGAGAATTATATTTTGATGAAGCTGGATTATTAAAATGGAGACAATCTAAAGATCTTAAAGATTTAACTAAGTATAAATTAGAAAAGACAGAAAGTAGAGATGGAGCTATAGTTATATGGGAACATCCAATGGATAATCCTCCATATGGTTTATATATAGCAGCTTGTGATCCATATGATCATGATAAATCTGGAACTGACTCTTTAGGATCAGTATTTATATATAAAAGATTTCAAACATTTGAATATTCATATGATACTATAGTTGCTGAATATACTGGTAGACCAGATACTTCTGAGGAGTTTTATGAAATAGTTAGAAAGTTGTTATTATATTATCATGCTACTGTTTTATATGAAAATCAGAATCCTGGATTAAGTGTATACTTTAAGAATAAACATCTTGAATATTTATTAGCTGATCAACCTGGAATTATATCAAAGATAATTAAAGATAGTAAAGTTGCTAGAGTTAAAGGAACTCATATGGTAACTGCTCTAAAAGATTGGGCAGAAGGAAGATATAGAGATTGGTTAGTAGAAGAGTATGAACCTGGCAAAAAGAACTTAACTAAGATATTTTCAGAACCATTACTAGAAGAAACTATTGCTTACAATGATAAAGGGAACTTTGATAGAGTGATGGCAATGTTTGTATTAATGATATATAAAGAAGAATTACATGATTTACATGTAAAGAAAAAAGAAGAAGTAGAAAAAATTAATTTACTATTTGAATTCCCATTATTTGGTAAAGTGGAATTTGAAAGTTTTAAATAAAAAGGAATGGATTTATATTATAAAAGGTCAGAGTTTCCGATACAGAAATTACCTCTAGTTAAGAAGACAGAACCTTGGAGAAAAGCATGTGTTGATGTTCTTATATCTAGAGAAGGAAGTTCATTTGTAAACGGTAGATCAAGAAAAGATGTATTAAAGATAGACTATGATTTATATAATAGTGTATTTAGTGAAGATGATTTTAAGTATGTAATTGATCCATTTAATGTTGGAGATTCATTTCCAGCTCATCCTCAAAACTTCAATATTATTAAACCTAAGATTGATCTTCTATTAGGAGAAGAAACTAAAAGACCATTTAACTTTAGAGTATTCTCTACTAATGATAATTCAGTATCTCAAATTCAAGATTATAAGAAACAACTACTAATAAAAGAATATCTTGGAGCATTAGTTGAAGGTAAAGATGATGCTGAAATAGATAAGAGATTAGCAGAGATTGATACTTATATAAAGAATAAGTATAATACAGTTGCTGAACAGACTGCTTATAATTCTTTGTTATATTTACGTGAACAACTTGATATAGATCATGAGTTTCTTAAAGGATGGAAAGATGCTTTAATAGCTGGGGAAGAATTATATTATACTGGAATAGTTAATGGAGAAGCTACTCTTGAAAGAGTAAATCCGTATCATTGTACTTATGATAATGATCCAGATCTAGATTATATAGAAGATGGGGATTGGTTTGTTAGACGATTCTTAATGTCTCCTGGAGCAATATATGATAGATTTCAATCTGTAATGTCTGATGAAGATCTTGATCTTCTTCTTAAGATGATTGATGGAGGTCAATCAATGGTTAGTCGTCCTGGAGATGTTAACTATGATAGTATAATGTATAGGGATAAAATTATATCTGATATACAACAAGATGAGTTTTTTAAAGGACAACTAGTTCCAGTATGGCATACATGTTGGAAGTCATTTAAGAAAGTAGGTACTCTTAAAACTAGAGATCTTCAAACTGGACAAGAGACTGAAGAAACTGTAGATGAAACTTATCAACTTACTGAAGAAGATAAAGCTAAGGGAATGTCTATTGATTGGGAATGGATGACTGAGATATGGGAGGGATATAGAATAGGTACTGATATACATTTGGATATGGGTCCTGTTCAGTATCAATATCAATCATTAGAACATCCTAAGACTACTAAATTACCATATATTGGAGCTAAATATAATGATACTAATACTAGAAATAAGTCATTAGTTGATTTAATGAAACCATTACAATATATGTATATTGTAGTATGGTATCGTCTAGAACTTTCTCTTGCAAGAGATAAAGGACGTATAATTAATATGGATATTACTCAAATTCCTAAATCAATGGGGATTGATATAAAGCAATGGATGCATTATCTATCAGCTTTAGGAGTAAATCTTATTAATCCTTATGAAGAAGGATGGGATATCCCTGGACGTGAAGGAGGTAGACCTGCAAGTTTTAATCAGATATCTACTCAAGATCTTACTATGACAGCTGTTATTGTTGATTATATTAAGCTCTTAGATAAGATAGAAGATATGGCTGGGGAGATATCTGGAGTGTCTAGGCAGCGTCAAGGGGAAATTCAGACTAGTGAATTAGTTGGAAATGTTCAAAGAGCTACTATTCAGTCTAGTCATATTACTGAACCATTGTTTGAATTACATAATAATGTTAAGAAGAAAGTTTATACTTCTTTATTAAACGTAGCTAAATATGCATGGGCCGAGAGTGATAAAAAGAAATTAAGTTTTATTCTTGATGACTTTTCTAGAACATTTTTAGAATTAAATGATGATTTCTTATATTCAGATTATGATGTATTTGTATCTGATTCTACTAAAGAGAATGCTAATCTTGAAGCTTTAAGAAGTTTAATGCAACCTGCTATTCAGAATGGTGCTACATTATCAGATGCTATTACTCTTCTTACTAGTGATAGTATATCTGAAATAAAGCGTAAGCTTAAAGAGATTGAAGAGAAGAAGAAACAATATGATCAAGAAATGCAGAAACAACAGGCACAATTACAACAGCAACAACAGCAGGCTGAGTTACAAGATAAAGCTGAAGATCGTAGAATTAAAGAAGAAGATTCTATTAGGAAAGCTCAGACTTCAATTACAGTTGCTGAGATTCAAGCTGAGTCTAAAGAGAAGTCTAAGCCTAATGAGAAACCTGAAGATCATAGTGTTGAAGAAATGAAATTACAATTACAAAGGGATAAGATTTTATCAGATGATAGATATAAACAAACTACTGCTTCTGAAACTATTCGAAAGAATAAAGCTCAAGAGGAGTTACAGAAACAGGAATTAGAAATTAAAAGGAAAGTAGCCAATAAACCGGCTAGTAAAACTAAATAATTAATAAATATAGTATGGCAGATGAAGTAAAGAATAAGAATCTATTTGGAGGATTTGATGCAATTTTTGATCAATATGTACCATCAAGTAATGAAGATAATGAATTACCTGAGGTTGATCCAGAAGAGATTAAAAAAACAATGGGGTCTCTTGATGATAAACAAGATGATGACTCTAAGAAAATTCCTGCTAAAGTTGGTAAGGAATCTACCGTTAAACCCAAAAAGGTAGAGAAGAAAATTGAAGAAGAACCTGAAGAAGAGTTAGAGGAAGAGGATGAAGAAGAAATAGAAAAGCCTGCTACTTCTAAAAAAGAATCAGATGAAGAAAGTGATGAAGTAGATTTAGAAGAGAAAGAAATAGTTGAAGCTTTTTCTGATTTATTTGCAGATGAGTTAGGATGGAAGTATGAAGATGATGAGAAACCTAATAATATAAAGGATCTTGTTAAACATATACAAACTATTGTTGATGAGAATTCACAACCTAAATATGCAAATGATGAAGTTAAAGAGATAGATGAATTTGTAAAGAATGGTGGAAGAGTTGAAGACTTTTATAGGAATGTATATCGTTCAGAATTAAAAGTTGATAATCTTGATCTTACAAAGGAAGATGATCAAAAAGCTGTAATTAGAGAAAATCTTCGAAATCGTGGCTACTCTGAATCAAGAATAGATAAGCTTATTAGTAGATATGAAGAAGCTGAATCTCTAGAAGAAGAATCCAAAGATTCTTTAGATGAAGTAAAAGAATTTAAAGAAAAAGTTAGGAAAGAGCTATTAGAGACACAGAAAAATCGTCAAGAAGCTGAATTGCGAGAGCAACTATCTTTCGTTCGGAACGTAGAGAAAATAGCAAAAGACATGGATAATGTTTTAGGTATTCCAATTTCAGATAAAGATAAGAGAGAAACACTTGAATATATATTTAAGCCTGAAAGAGATGGATCAACCAAGTATCAAAAAGAATACATGAGTGATCTTAAAAATCTTTTTGTATCTGCTTATCTTACAAAAAATAAGAATACTTTAGTAAATAATATCCAGAAGAAAGCGACTAGCGATGCTGTTAAAAATCTAAAACTTAAACTTAAAAGTCAAGGAAAGAGTACAAAGAATACCCATTCTGAAGTAGATGAAAGTGTTAGTAAGAAAGTAGTACAGCTTTGGGATATTGCTGGTGATGAGCTTAGATCTTTTTAAGTAAATTTAAATTATAAAATTAAATGCAAGATAGTGTATTAAATGATCTTCAACTATTTAAGGCCAGATGGTTTTCTGACCTAGTAGATGAGAACATGCTTTCAAACGCGTTAATGACTGAACCTCACAAGGTGTCTACCGTATTGTCTTACATTTTTGGTCGTTATGAAAACAGTTCAATTGACTTCTTAACAAGTGGTATGCAAAAAACTATTGTTACTGAGAATCGTCAATATGAATGGCCTGTAATGATTGAAAGTGATAAAGCAATCGTAATTAATCAAGCTAAGTGGCTAGGTGCTGCTATTACCTCTGATTTGACTCCTGGTATTAATGGAACCCCAATTCAATTGTGGTTATCCGAAAAATGGTTTGGTCCAGGTGCCATTCTCGAATTCGATGATAAAGAATTCCAAGCAAGAGTTATGGGCACTCCATATCAAGATGGTAACGATTTTGTTTACACGGTAGTTTGCGCTGACGGTCAGCCGTCTTCTTTTATTCCACCTTCTCTGTTAACAGCAGGAAGTCAAGTAAGTAGATTAGGTTCTGCATACGAGGAATACTCAGAAGAAGCAGATATCGTCAACTATCAAGCTCCGTTTAAACTTAGAAACCATCTAACAACTATGCGTCTCTCTTATGACATAACTGGCTCTGCTGTTGCTTCCGTAATGGTTATTGCAATGCGTGATCCTAAAACTAAGAAGACTTCATATTTGTGGTCTGATTATCAAGAATGGCTGGCATTACGTCAGTGGTATCAAACTCTTGATCGTCAATTAGTTTATTCTAAGTTTAATGCTAATAGTGATGGTACGACTGATTTAATTGGTACAAGTGGTCGTCCAGTATATATTGGAGCTGGTTTGTTACAACAGATTGCTCCATCCAATCGTAAGACTTATACTACTCTTACGGCTGATCTATTAGAAGATTTCTTATTTGATCTCTCCTATAACGTTCTTGGAACTAACGATCGTAAGTTCGTAGCTCTAACCGGTGAAATGGGGATGAAAGAATTAGATAGAGTATTAAAATCTAAAGCAGCTGCTTATACGCTGGTTGACTCTAAATTTGTTACTGGCACAGGTCAGCAATTAACTTTAGGTGGTCAGTTTGTAACTTGGAAAATGTTAAATGGAGTTGAATTAACTCTGAAACATTTCCCGTTGTATGACAATATTGTTTACAATCGTAAGTTGCATCCAGTAACTGGTAAGCCTCTTGAATCTTATCGTTTTACATTCCTTGACTTTGGTAACCGTGATGGTGAATCCAATGTTATGAAGGTTGTTCGTAAAGGACGTGAAATGGTTCAGTGGTATACTGGTGGTTCAGTAGCTCCAGGACAAGGATTTTCTACGTCAAAGAATACTCTTCGTTCTAATGCAAAAGATGGATATTCAGTTCATTTCTTGTCAGAACAAGGTATTATGATTAAAGATCCGACTTCCTCGGGAGAATTAATTTGCGACGCAGCTTAACATAAAATATTTTAGTTAATTTGTAACTTTTATTAAGTGATCTCGTATAATATATAAAAATATATATTATGAAAAGAGATAGAATTTTAGAAGTTTACAAAATAACTAATAAAATAAATAGTAAAGTGTATGTGGGAATTACGATTCAAGGATATAAAGTTAGATGGATTAAACACTGTTCTGATGCTATTCATGATTCTACATTCCCACTACACAATGCTATTAGAAAATATGGAATTGATAATTTCCAAATAGAAGTTATAGAAATTTGTAATTCAGTAGAACAACTTAAAAATCAAGAAAAATATTGGATATCTAAACTACAATCCAGAACTGTTCAAAATGGATATAATTTAACAGATGGAGGAGATGGAACTTTTGGAAGAATATTTTCAGAAGAAACTAAAAAGAAATTAAGTATTGCAGCTAAAAATAGAAGAGCTAGTGAGACTACTAAAGAAATACTTAGAAAAGCATCTCCAAACAATAAAGAAATAATGATGTTTAGTTTAGAAAATATTTATATAAAGAGTTTTAGAAGTTCTAGAGAAGCAGGAAGAGAAGTTAAAGTGTCTGCTACTAATATTGCTAAATGTGCTAGAGGAATATATAAAACTTCAGGTGGTTATATTTGGAAATATAAAGAATAAAATGTTTAACTCTTAATAATTAAATTAATGGAAGTTATATTACGACCCCTACGTAAAGATAAGTGGGCAGGAGTATTTAAATATAGAAATTGTTCTGATTATTTAGGATCTTATTGGACTAGATCCGGATCTATTTATACAGGACTAACAGAAGAAGATGGAGTATCTAAAGAGACTGTTGAAAAACTTGAAAAAGCTGTAGGACAAAGTTTACATCCAGCTTCAGAATTTTGGAAGAATTTTACTATTAGAATTACTAATAAGGAAACATATTTTCATACAGAAGATCCTTGGGACGAACTTAGATATTTATTTCTAAAGAGTCATAAAAGGGTTGCTAATGGATTATCAGATCATAAACCTACTGCAAACTATGTATTGATAAATAAAGAAGTTGAGGCATTAGTATCTAATAAAGCTAGTCAAATTAAACGTAAAGCAATGAAAGAATTTGATAAACTTTCATTAGTAGATATGAGAAAAGTATTACGTTTATATGGACATAAGTCAGATAACTTAAGTGCTGAATTAGTTGAATCTACATTATTTGATATTGTAGAAAGAGATCCAGAGAAGTTTTTTGATAAGTGGGTTACTAATTCTACTAGAGAAACTGATTACTTAATTCATGAAGCAATAGCAAAGAATGTTATTAGAAAGAATAAATCAGAGTATAAATATGGTACTGATATAATTGGTCATACTCTTGAAGATGCTATAACATACTTAGATTCTCCTACAAATAGAGATTTAAAGGCAATTATTACAAATGAAGTTAACGGTAAATAATAAATGACTGTTAGTGAAATGCATACTGCGTTTAGGTTACACCTAGACAAATCTTCTTCTTTGGTAGGAATTCCAGATTTCCTACCAGAGGAGATTGATTTTTGGCTTAATGAAGCTCAAGATAGATTTATCAAGCAGAGGATGTTTGGTGATAACTATATGAGAACTGGATTAGAACAGAATCAAAAAAGAATAGATGATCTTAGAAATTTAGTAATTCTTCTTCTTGATGGAGCACTAACTGCAAGTGATATAGCAGTTAATGTTAAAGAATATACTTTACCGATTAATGATGGAACTAGTCCTTATATGTTTTATATTAGTTCTACTGTATATAAATATACTACTGGATCTGGACATAAATTTGCTGATGATAGTGAAACATTACAAGTTAAAGATATAATACAACATGAACGATTAAAGGATTATCTTAAAGATGGAATAAATGATCCTTATATTCGTAGGCCATTAGTTACATTTTATGGAGATAAAATAGCATTTATATATGGAGATGAGTTTGTTCCAACTACTTGTGATATAACATATCTTAAGAGACCTAAAAAATTAGTATTAAGTTCTCCAACAGGATATCAAACAACTACTTGTGAATTAGCAGTTCATACTCATCCTGAGATAGCTGTAATGGCTGCTGATTTAGTAATTGAGAATACGGAGTCTCCTAGAGTACAAACATTTGAACAACTTAATGCATCTAAAGTAGAATAATATGACAGGTAGAGAAATGCAAATATCATTTATTACAGAGTTATCTCATAATGGTGATTTTATAATATACAGAACTGCTCATCGTAGTTCTGGAACTGCTTTGACTTCTGAAGTATCAGATATGCCTGGTTCAGATATTATATTCTATTGGATTAACAGAGCTATAGAGAAGTTTGTAAAGACTAGATATAGTGGGATGAATGCTAAAAGAGAATCGTTTGAACAGACTCAGAAACGTATTAATGATCTTAGAACTCTAGTAACAGAATCAACTATTAGTACTTCTACTAGTACTATAAAACCTAATAGTTATCAGGCTACTCTCCCTAATGACTATATGTTTACTGCATCAGAAGAAGTAGACATTATATATACAAATTTAAGTAATGTTTCTGTAACAGCAAGAATGGGAGTAAAACAAATTACATCGGATACATATAGACAAGAAATAAATGATCCTATGGGTGATCATATATTACAATATGGATGGACTGCACCATTAAGAATGTATCAAGATAATATTGTATTATTAATATCTGATGGACAATATACTATACCAACTTATTATTTAAGATATATCAAAAATCCAGAAACTGTAAGCTTAACAAATGATTGTGATCTAGCTAGTGAATCTCACTATGAAATCGTAAAGATGGCAGTGGGATTATATTTAGAGAATACAATGAATACTAGGTATAGTACTTATTCTAATGAATTACAAACAATGGAATAAGTTAAGAAATACACATTTGGTTTGACGTAGAAACGCCATGAAGTAATTCATGATTAAAAGAGCGGAGTAGAAGAACCTGTACATTAATACAATGTACACTTTCGACGAAGTTGACCGATTTAGTGTATACATGTATTAATAAATAAAATAAATAATATGATTAATAGAGTAAATAAAGTTTTAATAGGTAAGGATATTACCAGAACTGCTGCTCTTACATCAAATACTCTTTATGTTATTGGAAATGGAGCTGGTGCTCAATCTAATGGCCCGGCAGATGGAGAAATTTTAGTTCTTGATAAGAACAAAAAACTTCTTGTTGCTGGTGCTACAGTAGCAGATAGCGATACTATTTATATAGCAGAATGTACTGGAGATACTTATAATCTCGTTACTCCTGCTAATAGTTATGCTGTAACTACTATTAGAAAGTTTATCATCTCTGATCCAATAGTTGGTAGTGATGTAATTGGGTACAGTGGAAGGGCATATTCTGCAGCTGTTGCTCAAGTCGTTACTATTACTCCTACTCTCACTCCTGTAATAGGAACAGAGTATGTGTTACGTATCGTCTATACTGATACTAGAGAACATCCGGGTCAGGTAACAGCTACTTATAGACATGTAGCTACAAGTGCTACATTGGCTACGTTATTGACAGCTATTAATGCTAAAATTAATGCAGATACTCATAGACGTGTAAATGCAACTGGTGGAACTACTACAATTGTTCTTACTGGTCGTACATTACCTTATGATGTAACTGATAGTGTTGATGCACTTGATGCTTATCAACAAGTTAATTTTAAAGCATTTTTGCTTTCTAATAACTGGGGTACTGCTGCTACTCCAATAGTATACACTACTGCTCCTGTTCCAGGTACTGGTACATGGCAGAGAGTACGTGATGCTGAACAAGCTGCATTAGGATACAAAGGTGTTCATAGTAAGATAGTATTCCCTTATCAAGCTCCAGCAATGAGAGTTGTTAAGGATGAAACTTATGATTGTGTTGTTATTGAACACAATGTACCTTATCAGTCACCTGATAATCAATATGTTAAGAAAGCTCCGGTTACTACTGAAGTTTATATTCCTAATACTGCTACAGCTAATCAGATGACTGAAGTGTTAGCATGTTTGAATCCTTGGATGGCTTCTTGTCCAGGTGCATTTGGTGTCGTTGGTTTCTAATCTATAAATTATAAAGAATATGGCAAAAAATGTATTTCAAGCAAGTAGGACTGCTTTTGCAAATGTAACTTTTCCAACTTCTAACTCTACTATAGTTAGTTCTGGATCAAATGTTTACATTCCAAAAGGTGCTATTATAACTGCTGTTAGAGTAATGGCAGGAGACGCTGTAACGTTATCAGATCTTGCTAACTGTACTGCAGCCATCTATGTAGGTGGTCTCAGTGTTGCTAGTGGTATTGCTTCTGTTGCACAAACAGTTCCAAAGCAATATGTATTGGCTTCAACTGGTGGAGTATATGTCACAGCAGGTGGAGATATTATATTCTACTTAGGTAGTGCAACTTCTACTACTGGTGGTTTAGTAGGTGATATGGATGTTTATGTAGATTATCTCTATTGTACTGATAGGGATGATGCATAATAGATAATATTAGAAGAGGGGAGTAAAATCCCCTTTTCTTTAATTTTTATAAAATGATTTCTAGAATAGTAGGTGAAGAAGAAGTTTTGGGAGTTAACAACTCTAATCTGGACAAAGCAATAGAAAGAGTAGACAAATCTAATATGTATAAGGATTTATCTACTATTATAATTTGTCCTACTAGAGGAATGTTTCCAACTAGAATTGTACAATCTTGGATGAAACTAATGCGTCCAATGAATCAGCGAGTTGCAGGACCCATATTTGCAGAAAGTATGAAGGTTGATGTCGCTTATAATACTTTAATTAAGTATATATTAGGAAATAAAATTTTAAACAATTATAAATATATTCTTACCTTAGAAGAGGATAATATGCCTCCTCCAGATGGATTATTAAAACTATATGAAAGTATAGATGATTATGATGTTGTGGCAGGTTTATATTGGGGTAAAGGAGAAAATGGATTTCCAATGATGTTTGGTGATCCTGTTGATCCTGATGATTGTAAACCAGTTCTTCCTAAGAGAGATAGTATACAAAGAGTTAATGCTTTAGGTATGGGATTTAATTTATTCAAACTTGATATGTTTAGAACTATTCCAGAACCTTGGTTTAAGACAGTAGAGGATTATATTCCTGGAATATGTCCGGAAGGATCAGGAATATCAATGACTCAAGACTTCTATTTTTATAGAATAGCTAGTCAATACGGATTTAAATTTTGTGTAGATACTAGAGTTTTAGTTGGGCATTTGGATGCAAAGGAGGATAAAGTATGGTAAGTGATATATTAAAAAGTTATAAAGATAAATATAATAAAATTAAGTTAGATCTAGCATGTGGTGGTAGTGAAAAGAATGGAGAAGATTATATTGGAGTTGATATATCAGATGAATTAGAGACAGATATAACATTAGATTTGAATCAATATCCTTGGCCATTTGAAAATGATAGTATAGATGAAATATTTTGTCGTAATTATATTGAACATATTCCTCATGATTTAAATAATGGAAATAAATTAGATGGATTAATTCAGTTTATGAATGAATTATATAGAATCTTAAAGCCGTCTGGAAAGGCAGTTATAATAGCTCCATATTGTACTTCAATAAGAGCATATGGAGATCCAACACATCTGAGATTTATATCTGATTGGACATTTTATTATTATAATAAAAGTTGGAGAGAACTTAATAAGTTAGGACATATGGGAATCACAACTAACTTTGATATAATCTATTCATATAATATAAGTGAAGAAATGTCATTAAGATCAGAAGTAGTTAGAAATAAAGCATTCCTTGAGAATTGGAATGCTATTGATGAAATAATAGTAGATTTAATTAAAAGATAATATGGCATTAGTATTAGATTTGTCTGTTGAGGAACAGAATGATAGTAAAGTTATAACATTTACAGATACTTCAACTGGATGGGGTACACCTGCAGTTACAGATATTGCAGCTAGAACATCTTTAACTTATTCATTAATATTAGATATAACTGTTAATACTCCTACTGGAGCAACAGTATATGATACTATAGATTTATACGGTAAAGGATTAGCTACTCCATTTGTTACTCAAGCTGATTTAGTATTTGCTTTAGATGCAAGTATGATATTTGATAATTCAGAAGTTCTTGGAACTGCAGATACTCTATTACCAGATGGAATATGGGATTTAATTTATAGAGTTCAATATTATACTGGAGGAGCATGGACTACAGTTGCTACTAAAACTATGTCTATATTAGTATCTGGACAAATAACAAAAGCAGTATATGATAAGTTAAGATTAGTTCCTCGATGGACTGATTCTGATGCCGGAAAGTATAGAGATATACAGGAGGCTGGATATTATTATACTTATCTACAATCTATAGAGAAGAGTGCATTTATTGCACGAAAAGTTGAGTTATTAGATATGTTAGCAACGCTACAAAGATTATTAATAAATGGAAGTAATTATCCTTGGTAATCCTTTTTTGGAGGATTCTGGAACAATAACACCAATTACTGTTCCTGCATACGAAGCTGAAGAAACGGTTATTCCATTAACAGATGGATTTAATCCTTATATTATTGGATCTAGTTCTTCAGTAGATACATATTGGGTTAGATCTGGAACTAATTTATTGCGTCCTGTTTTAACTACTGATAAAGTAGTTATAGGAGGAGCTTCTTTTGTTGGAACTGAAACTCTTAGAGTTGTTGGAGTATTAAATATTAGTGGATTAGTTTTTGGATCAGAGTCTACTTATGTAACTAAATTATTAGATGAAGATGATTTAGCTTCTAATGATGAACATGCTTTAGCTACACAACAATCTATTAAAGCTTATGTAGATAGTGTTAGTGTTGGGATACAACCTGGAGATAATGTATCGTTATTAGTTAATGATGTACCATATTTAATAACTGAAACTGATCCAGTATTTTTAGCTAGTGATGCAGCTGCAGTTACATCTACTTTAATATCAAACTGGAATACTGCATATGGTTGGGGTAATCATGCTAGTGCTGGGTATCTTACCGTAGAAGCAGATCCAGTGTTTGTAGCATCAGATGTATATGGAGTAACAAATACTGATATTGCTAATTGGAATGATGCTTTTTCTAAGGAACATGTTCATTCTAATTTTTCACTATTAGAAAGTATTATATCAACTGGAGACGGAACTAGTGCTTTATTTAACGATGGAACTTATAAAACTGTTCCAACTTTAATTGGTGGATCTGATTCTTATGTACAATATAATGATAGTGGAGTACTTGGAGGAGATAGTACTTTCTTCTTTAATGATATTACAAAATTATTAACAGTTCAAGAAGTATACGTTTCTGATCAGTTGGATTTAGCTAGTGATGCTAGTATTTATATAGACGTAGATGGTAGTAATAATTTACAATTTACAGATTCTATATCAGGATCAGTTACATTAGCAACTCTTTTAAGTGCTGCGACTAATTATTGGACTACTACAACTGGAGGTATTTATTATAGTACTGGAACTGATAAAGTTGGTATAGGAACTTCTACTTTAGGAACTGAAATATTAACAGTCAATGGAAATATTACAGCTACTGATTTTAATAGTTCTTATTTTAAATATACAATTGATAGTAATTTATTAATAGGTCCTAATGCTGGAGACTTGGAAACTGGATCTAATTTATTGTATATAGCAAATAGTAATACTACTACTCCGTTAATATACGGTGACTTTATAGATCAAGAGCTTGTATTAAATGCAGATGTTTATATTAATGTAATTAAGAGATTAGCTTTTGGTAGTTCTACTATATTTATTAGAGGTGATGCTTTTGGTAATTTAATATTTGGAGATCTTAATGCTAATAGTGGAAATCCTATATTTCTTAGTGATTTAATTATAGGTGACCCAGCAACTTTTGCAATGGTTGCTGACTTTGTTGATTATTCAGCTGCTAATTCTGTTTCATCTGCTAATTTAGTAACTTGGAATAAAGCTTCTGTTATAATAACTACTGGAGCTGGAGATGCTTATTTGGCTAATGATGGAACTTATAAAATTATAGGATCAGCTGGAAATAATGTAATATTGTTTCTTCATGAAGAAGTATCAGATGTATCTGGATATGAGAAATTATTAACATCTCCAGCAAATGATCCTGAAAATATAGAAACTGTTGGAGTTACTTCTGGAACTAGTCCTATATTAATTGATTCTCATAATCATGTTACTGAACCTGGATATCCAGGACTTACTGAAATACCTGCTGGATTATGGATATTTAAAACTTGGTTAAGAGTTGATTCTGCAGCTGGAACTACTACTGCAACTATAAGAGTTTATAAAAGGACTGATCCTGGTGGAACTGAAACTGAATTATTTAATGTAACAACCGCTGAAATAAATAATACAACGGTTTCTCAATTTGTAATAGAAAGTGTTCAACCTGCTTTTTCATTAAATGCTACTGATAGAATTGTAGTTAAATATTATGCTAGTACTACCAGTGGTGGTACTATAAATGTATTTATGTACTATGAAGGATCGTTACATTATTCTTATATAATAGCTCCTATAGTATCTGAATCTATTTTGGTAAATGATTATACTTGGAAATGGGATTCTGCTAATTCTTATTATAGACCTTATACAACTAAAACTGAAGCTGGAGGAGTATTAAGCCCTGGTAAATTTTATAATGGAACTATAGCAACTAGTTCAACTACTAGATTAAATTATGATGGTAATTTTTATTCAACTAATTTAAATGCTCAAACCCTTACTTCTAGTATTGCTATTGGAACGTCTCCATTGACTGTTACATCGAATACAGTAGTAACTAATTTAAATTCAGATTTATTAGATGGTGAGCATGGTGGTTATTATTCAGATTATGGAAATCTTTCAAGTATTCCAACTTATGATTATTTAAATAGTCCCAATGACGTAGGAGGCGTATTAATTGCTGATCCTTTAAATAGTGGTCTTCCTGGTGATGATTTTAATTATTTTGCTTGGGATGTAACTAATCATTTTTTAGGAATTGGAACAAATGCTCCATTATCAGGATTAGATGTAGAAGGAAGTACTGCTACATTTGGATATCCTAGTGGTAATGCTAGATTTTTACGAACTGCTGGAACACTTAGTTCTGGAGACTTACTAGTTAGTTATGTAGGAAGTAATATATTTAAAATTACAGATACTACTGGAGTACATGGACTGTCTATAAATACTACTACTGGATCTGTAGGAATCGGAACATTTGTCCCAAGTTATTCATTAGATGTTCAAGCTTATTCTGGATCTTCTTATCTACTTAAACTCCAAAATTCTGATTTTTCATCTTCTACTACAGGAAGCGGTTTATTTATAGTTACAGGAGCAACTCTTGGAAATACATATACTTCAATACAGTCCTTTACAGCAGGGGCTTCAGCAGTTGGAAGTCTTGTTTTAAATAAAGATGGAGGTAGTATAGGAATTGGAATTGTTCCTTCAACTCGTAGATTAGAAGTCAACGCTGTGGCGAGTCAAGGCATTGCAGTAAATATTAATGATTCTGTTGCAGCTTTTATATGTAAGAATTTAGGAAGTTCTAATAAGGAATGGTCATTATATCCTGTTGGAAATGATTTTCGTGTAAATGAAGGAGGTGTCGGAGACGTCTTAACATTTAAAGCTGGAGGATATATAGGAATTGGAATAACAACTCCATCTGAAATATTGGATATTGAATCTAGTATTTCTGGAACTAATCTTACCATAAGAAATGCGTGTCTTGGTGCTAGAGGATCTTCTCAAATTAAATTAATTCGTGGAACTGATGGAAAAGACAATGCTGGAGTATTAATGTACACAGCTCCTTCTACATTTAATTGGTATGCTGGATTAGCTTACAATAGTGGAGGTACTACATCTCAATATATAATTAATCCTACTGATACTACTTTAACTAATTCTGTTTTTACTATTACAAATACTGGAAATATAGGCATTGGAACTAGTACTGGCCTTACTAATTCTCATTTAACAATAGCAGCAGGAACAGGAAGTGTTGTACCTATTAAATTAGTAAATGGATCATTTTTACCGTCTCCAGTGGATGGAGCAATAGAATATTCTACAGTTTTAACTTTTACTGATAGCACTCTTACTAGAAGAACTTTTGCTTTTACAGATGCAGTTGGTATTACCAATACAGTAACATGTACTAATACTCCTCATTCTGCAATTGGACTTCTTGATTCATGGACTGGAGCTCTAGCTTCATGTACTGTTCCTACTACAGGTAATTATTTAATATCTTATGGATGTTCTGATCTTGGAGATAGTGGGGTTTATCATGAAGCAGGTATTCAAGTTAATGGTTATACTAGTCCTGATGCTAATTCAATTACAAGAGTATATTTTTATAATGTTTTAATCAGCGGTTCTGTTTCAATGCAGTACCCAAAATCTTTAACTGCTGGAGATGTTGTATATTTTTGTTATCGTAGACAACCAGGAATGGGAGCTGAGAATATAGATTTATATGGAATATATTTAACATTACTTAGAGTTTCTTAATAATTATAACATGGCAGCAACACCTACAGAAATAAATGATTTTAAAGCCACTGTAATGTTTAAACAAGTGGAGATAGCTAATATAATAACTAATGTATTAGCAATAGGAGGAAGATCTGATAATGAAGTTTATTTGATTAAGTTACAAGCTATTAATGAATATTGTAATATTATTATAGATTATTTTAGCGAGGATGATTATGAAAATGATAACTTCTTTACAGTAGATGAGATATTAGAAATAATAGATCATTTTAATGATTTATGTAATAGTGATTATAGTATTAATATTTAAAAATTAAAGATTATGCCAGTAGATCCAATTGGAGAACCTAAACCACCTGCACCAAAAGGTGTAGTGATAGAAGATCCGAGTAAATATAATTTGCTAGTCAGAGTATTAGTGTGGATGTTAAGAAAGTTGATATATTAGAATTTTTTGCAATTATTCTATGTTTACTATTTGTAGTTGTTATCAGTCTATATCATTTATCTTATAATGGATATAAAGGATTAAGTTCTGATCAATGGAATGTTGTATGGGCAATTGCAGAGAATTTTCTAAGTCTAGTTATGTCTATATTACTTAGTATATTTGGTAGTAAGACTATACGTTTAATGTTTTTTTCGTTATTTATTCCTTATTTTATAATAAAATTAATCTATCAATTTAGTGTTTTTAGTCAAGTATATATAGTTTCTAGAGAGTTATGGGAGTATATTTGGAGTTTTGTTTGTGTATTTGTATTGGGTATCGGATTGTTTTATTGTTCAAATATAGTAGTAAGGAGTATAAGAAATGTGGGAGAAAAAATTAGAAAATTTTTTAGAGTCAGAATGGGTAGACAGATTATTTACAGCTGTATTGACAATACTAATAGTTCTAGTAACTCAGAGATTAACAATGACAACTGAAAATGAAATAAGAGGAAGTAACATTATAGAAAGAAACAGAATTAATTCTGAACTTATGCAGAAAGCCTCTATCACATATGTAGATGATACATATGTTAAACTAAAGCTTGAAATATCTCAATTAAGAGAGGAATTAAAAAATTATACAGATAAGACAATGGTTGAAACAAAAAATGATATACATAGTATAAGAAAGTACATAGAATCAAAAAAGTAAATTATGACAGAGGAATTAGATACGAAAGATTATATTAATGAAGATTTACTAGAAGAACTAATACATAAAATACTATCTAGAAATAAATACACTAGAACCGGATATATACATATTCCAATATGGCTAATTGGATTAGCACTTCCATTATTAACAGCGATGATAATAAGTTACGGAACTATTACTTCTAATCAATCAGAAGTAAGAACTGAATTAGCTAGAGGTACTAAAGATATTGAAAATCTTTATAAAATTAAAACTAGTAATGATAAGTCTGATTTAATAATAAAAAGACTAGATGATATCAATGCTAATTTAATAAGAATTGAAAATAAAATAGATAATCACGTGAGTAAAAATAAATAAAATAAATAAATTATGTATACATTTTTTAAAAGAGTCGCTAATAATAATCTGTATGGTAGTGATAAGGTTGAACTAATATTTGAAGATACTAAAGAGAATATAGCTTCAATAACTTATGATAATACCAATGGATTTCAATTTAATGACTCAGTAATAAACAACGATACTATTCAGATGGCATCAGCAGTAACTACCGGAGTTGCTATAACTGGAGCTACTACTAATGGAGTTTATATAACTGGTAGTTCAACTACTGCGTTTAAGACTGCAACTGGAACATTTACTACTGGTATTAATCTTGGTGGTACTTTAACTACTGGAATTAGTATTGGAACGGCTACAACTGGTATTACGTTAACTGGTACTTATACAACTGGTATAAGCGTAGTTGGTGCAACCCATTCTGGTATAACTGTAACATGTGCGTTATTAGCTGCTGGAGATGCTTATTCTGGAGTACGTAGTGTTGTATCTACACTTAATTCTGATAACTCATATGGAGCTGCTGGTTATTTTGAAACAAATACAACTGGAACACAAGCTACTAATTTTGTCTATGGATTAGGATCATGGATAAATATGATCAGTGGAGCAGGGAAAGCAAATGGTTATATTTGTGCTCAAGACAATGGAGTATATTATGATGCTGGTACTTTAACTGGAGCTAGAGTAATATTTGGTTTAAGAATGGAAGTTCCTGTAAGTATGGCTGCTGCAAATAGAGTATGTCCATTTAGTGTAAATACAAACAATGTGGCTATAACGGCTTTGATTGATTGTAATAATTTTGGAGATCTTGGTGCTGCTGTTAGTAAAAATACTACTTCAACATATATGCCTATATTAGTAGATAATGCTGGAGCAATTAGATATGTATTACTATATTCATAATAAATATGAAATTAAATCTTCTAGAACGCATAGTTCTATTGAATATACTACCTCAAGAGAGTAATTTTATCACTTTAAAGATTGTAAATGATCTTAAAAATTCATTGTCTTTTACAGAAGAAGAATATAAGTACTATAATGTAAAGCAAGAAGGTGATAGAATTAATTGGGACTTGACTGGGAATGAGGAAAAAGAAATATCAATTGGTGAAAAAGCAACTGATATTATAGTTGATCAACTTAAAAAGTTAGATGAACAAAAGAAATTAACAATGGACATGTATAGTATATATTCTAAATTTATAGGATAATGAAACTATTACTTAAAAGAGTCTGTCTACCAACATATACTATAGGACATTTATATATAGATGATGTATATTTTTGTGATACTCTTGAAGATCCAAATAGGGATTTAAATAAAGATGGTGTATTTGATAATGGAGAAGTAAAGATTCCTGAAAATACTGCTATACCTTATGGAACATATATTGTAACTATAACGTATAGTGATAAGTTCAAGAGAGATATGCCTCTCTTATTAAATGTACCAAATTTTGAAGGAATTAGAATACATTCAGGAAATACTACTGAAGACACATGGGGATGTATATTAGTTGGAGAGAATAAAGTTAAAGGTAAGGTTATTAATAGCAAAGTTACTTTTGATAAGTTATATCCAATACTAAAAGATGCATTTGATAAAGGAGAGGAAATAACAATTGAAATAGTATAATATGTCAGGATTAGATAGTATAGTTCAACAATTAAAAGATATTAATTTTCTTCAAGGAGAGATATCAGATTTTTTGTTAATTTTATATTTTGCTTTAGTTGTATATAATAGAAATCCAGAATCAGATTTTGCTTATTCTGGAAATACTAAATTTATATATGCTTATTCTTTATTAGATGAAGACATATATCAAGTATCTACTAATGATTTAACTAATTGGTATAACACTGTTTCATTTGAATTTCTATCTAATAGTAATCAGTTGTTAATGGATTTAAATCTTACTGCACAGACTATTAGTGGAACTGATTATTTTGTAGATTATAGTGGAAATGGATATAATGCATTGGCTCTTACTACTACAACATCTCATGATTCAATTGCTTTAAGTACTAATATTAATATTCAGAATGCTTGTAATAGTGCTGGATGTTTTGAACAGTTTTATAATGGGGTTAGTCCAAATGTTAGTAATACTGCTAAGACTGTTTTATTAGTCAATATATCTCAATTATATTTAGATAATTATATATTTAGTAATGTAGATAATAATGTATTTTTAATATATAATACAGAACAAATTAATAATAATTTAAGTTTAATTCTAGATAGAATTAAGGTCAGAGTTAAAAAACTAACTAGTTGGGGAACTGAAGTAGGTGCTCTTGTCACATTAAAATATGGAGAAGATCATATAATAACTGTACCAAATGTTGCAGAATACATGATTGATTATAATATAAGGAGTAATATAGCAAATACTTATGGAACTTTAACTACAACAAGTGGTACTAAATTTAATTATGGAACGTTAGTTAATGATCATTTAATTTGTTTTCCTTATAATTATACTAAACTTATAGATGTTGATTTAGCTAATAAATCTATAGATGAGTATGGAGATTTTTCGTCTCTTGCTGTAGGAAGATTTAATTCAGGATCATTAGTATCTCAAATATTGCTTGATGATGGTAAAGTAATAGGAATACCAAGAAGTTCAACTTATATAGCTACATATGATCCAATAACTAATGATATAGATACTTTTGGGACTATTAGTTCAAGTGCTGGTAGTAATAAATTTATAGGATACTATAAACAGAGTGATAATTTAATTACTTTAATTCCGTCAGATTACAATACAATTATAAATTTTGATGCAGTAAATCAAACAGTAGATACATATGGAAGTTTACAAACTATTGTTAGTAAATATTATAGTTATCAAATAGTTAATTCTGATTTAATTGTATGTATTCCTAGAAATGCAAATGCAGTCTTAAATATTCATCCTATTAGTAAAACTATAGATACTTATGGAACATTTACTGGAACAAACTTATATTATAAATCTATTTTATTATCTTCTGGTAATATCTTAGCAGTTCCTCATTCTGCAACACAACTTTTATTAATTGATCCAGTTGCAAAAACAGCTACTCCTTTTGGAACTTCTTTTGGAGCAACTACATTTAAATATATGACTAATCTTATAGAACTGGATAATGGTCATGTAATTGCTTTTCCTGGATCATCTAATTATATAATAGATATAGATCCTGTGAATCTTACTTATGATTCAGTAATTGATTTAGGAAATACAACTTTTAAATTTTATGAATCAGTAAATTATAATGATTTTGTGTATAGAATCTCTAATAGTCAAATTTTAGCATATCCATATGGAGGATATCAAGTTTTAGATTTTGATCCAGTAGATAGAAAATTATACAAATTTGGGTATTTTTATAAAGCATCTCCTTCAGGATTAAAGTTTGTTCGTACTATGATTAACGATGGAACTAAACGAATGATATATGTTAATTCTACTGATTATACTAAAGTTTTGGACTTGGAATTAAGATAAATTTAAATATATGAAATTAAAATTAAGTAATTACAATAAACCATCTCATCCTTTATTTAAAAGGATTGGAGATATATGTTTAGTTGCTATTCCACTATATAGTTCAATATTAACTACTTTACCGATTAATGATAATAGTAAATTATGGATACTTGCAGGATTATCATCTGCATTAGCAACAGTAAAGATAATAACTAAATTTACATTAGATCCTAATTATAAAGAAAATGTGGTGGAAAATACTACTGAAGTGGTTAAAGACCCTTCTAAACAGTAAGATATTCTTATATGCAGTAATTGCTGGATGTATATATTTATGGATGATAGATAGGAAAAACTTATCTGCTAATGTAGATAGATTAAAACAGAATCAAGATGCATTGTTAGCTAATCAAAGTGAGCAGATAGATTTGACTAAAAGAGAATTTCAGAAGTACTATCATTATGAAGATTCTATAGCTCAAAAGATAGGTATTAAACCTAATCAAGTTCAAAACGTAATAGTTAATAACTATCATTATAAAGATACTAGTATAGTTCAATTTCCAATGACTCATAGTGGAGATACTATGAAATTTATTAAACCAGTAGGGTGTTGGAAAGTAGAAGGATATGTACTTAAAGATAGTATAACATTTACTAAAAGAAAGTTTGATGATGTGTTTCATACTTTCTTGTATAATAAGAAAAGAGATATAAAGGTATCATTTAAAAAGAATATTAATTTCGATCATAGTTTTCTATTTATCAAATGGAATAATCTAACAGTTGATGCTAAAACATATTCTGAATGTAAAAATGATACTATACAAGTAGAAAAAAATTTAAAAATAGATAATTAAATGGCTCAATTAATAATAAATGAAGGTATTTATCCTTTATTCAATGGACAGAGACCTGTAAATCCAGATCCTACTTCTAATAATACATGGGATAGAATTAATCATAATTTTAATGAATTGTATGTAATAAAGTCTCAATCTACAGGATCTCTCACAGATAGTACTCCTACAAAGGCTGAGATTACAGCAGTTATTGGTTTAACTCCTATTACAGCAGGAGCTGGTTATCAGTGTACTATTATAGATAATACTGGATCAGATTTGCTATACAGAGTTGAAAGTGATGGAACAGACTGGTGGTATACTGTAATGACAAAAGCAACTTAATAATTAATAGATAATGGCAATAGAATTTGTATCAATAGATACTATAGTACACGATTTATTATATATAATCAGAAGTGGTAAAGTATCTCAAAGTGAAACTATTTCAGATAATCAAGTAGAAGCTTGGTTACATCAGTATAGGGCTTTATTAATCAAACAAGATCTTGATAAGAATAAAGTTGTTAATCCAGATTATGTTCAAGAGATACAATGTGCTAAACTTATAGTTGTAGATAAAGCTGATGATTCAACTATATCTACTGGACGATCTTTATTGAGAACTGAACTAGCTATTCCTAAAACTATTGATTTAAATTTTAGATCTGGCTTTACGTATATAGGGACTTTAGATGGAAAGGAAATAGATTTTGTTCCTCAATCTAGAGTTAGATGGCAGAAAGAGAAGTACTATACATCAAAATCTCCATTAGCATATTTAAAGAATAGGCATATATATGTTGATAATGATCATGTTATAGAATGGTTATGTATAAGAGGTATATTTGAACAACCTCAAGAAGTAGCTAATTTTGTTAATCCTTATACTAATCTTCCAGAATTTGGATTAGATAGTAAGTATCCTATTCCTATTAATATGCTTCCAACACTAAAAGAAATGATATTGAAGAAAGAGTTAGGAATAATGGTTAATGCTCCTTCTGATAGTAAAAATGATGCTTCTAGTACTACTACACCAAATGAGAGGAAAGAATAAAGTTACAGGATGTTATACTCTTAGACAGATATATAATGAGTATATACAGGATAAAATTCCTGGAGATCCGTATTATGTATCATTTAAAGAGTATTATAATATATGTGCAGATTATCATAAATGGATTATTAGTCAAATAATAGATAAATCAAAGATTATCACATTACCATATAGATTAGGTAAACTATATGTAGGTAAGAAGAAACCAGCTATACTTAAAGGATCTCAAAATATTCAACGTAAATATCCATTACATAGTACTAGTATAGATTGGAAAGAAAGTAAAAGACTTGGTAAGTGGATACATCATATAAATGATCATACTGGAGGATATAAGTATAGATTCATTTGGTCAAAAATAGATTGTAGAGTAGCTAATAGAGAATTTTATAGATTAGTGTTTACTAGAAGTAATAAAAGATATTTAGCTAAAGTAATTAAAAGTGGAGAACATGATTACTTGGAGATTTAAAATAATAAAATAGTATGATATATAATTTAGTTTCGGTTAAAAAAGTTATAGCAAAAGTATTTGCAGACCTTGACTTAGATGAACAACCTCATAGAATTAGTGATATGATAGAATGGGCTGGAGAAGCTTTTAAGAAAATAGGAGCATTTCCTGCACTGATAACTAGAGTTACTGGAAAAGAGGATCTTCCTTTATTGCTTTTGAGTAATTATCAAGCTAAGCTTCCTGCTGATCTTAATACTATTAATCAAGTAGCTTATTCTGTTAAACAATTAGGTCCATTTTATCCTATGAGATATGCTACTGGAAGTTATTCTTCTAATCATGTTGTTAAAGGAACAGCAGCAGTAACTACTCAGAATACTCCAGATAGTGAAAAAGATACTATGTTTTCTTTAGACTATTCATATATTATAGTTGGTGGATATATAAAGACTAATATTAAAGATGGATATTTACTTATATCATATCAAGCTGTTCCTACAGATGCTGATAAATATCCATTAATTCCAGATGATGAATCATTCTTTGAAGCTATATATTGGTATATTAATATGAAATTAACTTATCCAGAATGGAAGGCTGGACGTATTAGAGATGCTGTATATTATGATGCTAAATCATCTTGGAATTATTATCGTAAACAAGCATATGCTAATGCGATGATGCCTAATCCAGATCAACTTGAATCTATTAAGAATACTTGGCTTAGACTTATTCCTGAAATTAATGCACATGATACATTCTATTCTACATTAGGAGAACAAGAAACTGTATATAATAATGATATGACTCCTACTGTTTTATTCCCATTTACTGAAACTAGTATTAATCCATCATAATGGCAAATAATAGATATCAAGCTACAAATACTTTCTCTGGAGGTATGAATTCTGATGCTGATAAATCATTAGTAGGAAAGAACCAATATCTATATGCAGAGAATTTTAGATTATTTGGTGATTCTGCAAACTCTATAGGATCACTAGAAAATGTTATTGGAAATACTGAACTAACTACATTAAATTCTTATATTCCATCTGGATACTATATTTGTGGAAGTGGTAATATTAGAGATGATTTATATTTATGTGTTACACAGAATACCTCTGCAGGACAAACTGGATATAGTAAAGTATTAAAAGTAGTATTTAATTCTACTGGAACTGCTGTATCTTCTGTAACTACTGTATATAATGATCAATTTTCAATTGATGGTTCTAGACTAAAATGGAATAATCTTCCAGCTTATAGAGTTAAAATAGTAGGAAGATATGAATCAGCAACTATACAAAAATTATATTTTGTTGATGGATATAATCCAGTTAGAAGTATGAATGTAGTTAGTGTATCTTCTACTTCTCCAGTGAATAAATTTGATCTAATTCCTAATTTTAACATTAGTGCTCCAGCATTTTCATCATTTGGAACTGGAGTATTAACTTCTGGAAGGATTCAATATGCTTATCAAATGTATGATTTAAATGGAGCAGAAACATTATTTTCTCCTACATCTAGTCTTATATCTATAAGTACTTTTTCTGGACAAACTGGAAGTAATAAAACATTTAAAGGATCTGATGTAGATATAAATACAAATAAAGGAATTAGAATATCTATATTACCTCCATCTGGATTTAGTAGAATAAGAGTAGTATCAATTAAATATAGATCTCTTAATTCAGTTCCAGTTATAAGTATAATAGCAGATCAAAATATTAGTACTACTCCTTCAACTACATATTTTTATGATACTGGAGTATCAAATCTTGGATCATATACATATGAAGAATTTGCAGTAGTTGGTAGAGGAGTATTTATTGGTAGTGAAATAGAAGAAAAGAATAACTATTTATTTGTTGGAAATACAGTAGATGAGAGTTGGGATGTAGATTTCGATGCTAGAGCATATAGATTTGTTAGTTCTACTGCTACCGGAACTCTAACTTCTGGACATGCTGCTATATTTGATAGTGGAACTTGGGGAGCAAATAACTGGTATAATATATATAATAACTATAAAATAGGTGGAACTACAGAAGTTCCTGATACATATGACTGTCTTAATCCTTATAATGATATTAGTCTAGATACTCAACAAAGAAGAGATAATTCTCCAGGATATGTACATTTATATAATTTTAAGTATAAAGTAGATGGTACTACTTTAGGAGGTTCTGGTAAGTATGTAAGTTATACATTTAGACAAGATCATGAGATTCCTATAAGTGATACTGGTACTAATTATGGAGAAGACTTCTGTTATAATACTGATTATAGTAATGCTACTGTAGAAGTTACGTATACTGGATATCAAAGAGATGAAATATATAGATTTGGATTAATATTCTATGATGAAAAAGGACGTCAATCTACTGTTAAATGGATTGGTGATATAAGAATGCCATATTATGGGGATGCTTATTCCCCAGATGAAGAATATGAAATAGGTCCTTCTAACTGGGCTCCAAGTTTTGTATCTGGTACTACAATCTATGCTAGACCATTAGGAATAATATTTACTGTAGATACTACAACTGCTTATTCTCAAGGTGCCAGATATTTTAAAATAGTTAGAGCAGAAAGAAAAGTTGGAGATAGAAATATATTAGCTCAAGGATTAACTCCTACTACTATATTATATAATGATGGTAGTGGATTAAGTTATAGAGGATTTGTTATACCATATACTGGAACTACTACAGTTGGAGGAATAACTAAACAACCTACAGTATTAGAATTTATATCTCCTGAGATTAATTTTAATAAGAATCTAGAAGTTAATACTAGTAGTGATACTATAGAATATATAGGATATGGTACTAATCAATATCAATATGATAACTTTTCTAAATCTAGTGTGACTGTAGGAACGTTACCATCTGGTACTAATTATTCTCATACTATGAAGTATGGAGGTCTTACAACTGCAGTTTCTTCAGCGAGATACACTAAGATAACTCCTTTAACTTCTGGATTGATATTTGGAGTACCAACAAAAACTGTAAATTATACATATTTAGATGGAGTTAATTTAACTGGAGTAACTTATAAGGTACTAAATGGAGTAGAAACTACAATGACTGGTAGTGGAAGTAGTAGTCATTTTGCTATAGGAGGTACTAAACTAATACTTAAAACTACTAATTCTATATCTAATTTTTCAACATCTAGTTATGCATCTTTCTATTGTAACTATAAAAGAAGTGTATTCAATAGTCAGTATGGAGGTAATACATATGCAGCTAGGCAATTTACTCCATATATAGATTGTGGATTAGTACAAACATGCTATCATCCTGGAACTTTATATCCGTATACATATGTTTTCAATGTATATGGAGGAGATACTTATATAGATATGTTTGATTATTTGAGGAATATAGTAACTGGAGATGTTCCAACTACTAGAAGAACTCAAGTAATTATGTATTTTCCAGTAGAAACTTCTATTAATTTAAGATATAGGGAGGATGATTGTTTTAGTAAAACTGTAGATACTACTAATCATGATAAAGTATTATTACAAGAAATAGCTGGTTCGTATGTATCTATATTAGTTCCTGGAACTAATATAAGTTATACTCAATTAACTGATCTATATAAATATAATTCTGTATATTCTCAACCTAATAATACTCTATCGTATTTTCCAAAATCTAGTTTAATTACAACTGGAGATGTAATACATGATAATAGAGTTATGGTATCAGATCTAAAGATTAATGGAGAAGCTGTTGATAGTTGGACTATATTTAAATTAGATAACTTTCTAGATGTAGATTCAAGATATGGTAAGATAACTACTCTATTACATAAGGATAATTATCTTTATTTCTGGCAACCTAAAGCTTTTGGGGTACTATCAGTAGCTCAGAGATCATTAGTACAAGATAATAATCAAGGACAATTAGTTATAGGTACTGGAGGAATATTAGATAGATATGATTATATATCAACTAGTGAAGGATGTAGTACTAGATTTTCAGTTGTACAAGGATTAAGAGGACTATATTGGTTTGATAATAACAATAGTGGATTCTACAGATATGGAGGAAATGGAGTACAATCATTATCTATAACAAAAGGAATTAATAATCTTACTAAAAAATCTATAACATTAGAAAGAGAGAGTATATCAGGATTTGATAAACTATATAATGAAGTATTATTTAGTCTTCCTACTGCTGAAACTACCCTTGTATTTAATGAAATATTTGATTCATTTAATGCTGTATATACTTTTGATGCTAATTTGTTTATAAAAGCTAATGGAAGTATAAATATATTATCTACTAATAGAGATAGTAAAGATTATTTATATATGCATAATACTGGAGCTAGAACTAATTTCTACGGAAGTGATTATCAACCATTGATTAGATTTATAGTTAATGATCATTATGATAAAACAAAGGTATTTGATGGATTACAATTCCAATCTGTTTCTATAGATTCATCTAATATAAATCAAATTTATGATACATTTGGAGTAATAAGAGTTTATAATGATTGGCAAAACTCAGATACTCAAAACATTTATACGTCTGGTCCGTATAAGAATATTAATAGACCAGAGAGAGAATTCATTTTAAACATTCCTAGAAATATAGTTGATGTAGATCCTACAAGTAATCCTGATATCTTTTCTGTTATTAATTTAGATAGTTCAAAACTATTTAAAGAACGTATGAGAGATAAATATATTATTGTAGAATTATATTATACTACTTCTTCAGAAGATAATTATTCTTTTAGTGTTCCTTATATAACTACTAATTATAGGATATCTAGAAGCCAACAACAAATATAATGAAAAAAAGAATAAGAGTAAAGAGATATCAAACTGGAGGTAATCTCAACTATTTAAATAGTGATCCTCAGTTTACTAATCAGATTCAACCTTTGATACAACAACAGCAACAGGCTGGACAGTATGGAACTCAACCTGGTCAATTTAATCAGTATATGAATAAAGCTGGTAAATTTGGTGGAGCTTTAGGAACTGGATACTATGCTAGTCAGCAACCTAGTAATCTACCAAGTGCTCAGGGAGAACAAGGATATAATACTGCTATGGCAGGAGTATCTCAAGCTGGACCTATTGGAGGGGTTATTGGAGGAGTTAGTGCTATAGGAGATGCTATAGGAAAACCTATTAGAGCTCATGCAGAACGTACAGATGAAAATACTGGAGGTTATGCTAATATAGGACAAGCTAGACGTACAGCAGTTGTTGGAGCTATGTTTAATCCTTTTAAAGCTTTGATGGAACATCCTAACTATAAGAAGTTAGATCAGAAAATGAAGTATAATAAGCAAGTTGGTGATTGGAGTAATTCATTAAATACTAGAGGATCTCAACCTCAGTATAATTATAATCCTACATTTGCTGCAGGAGGAGATTATCCTGGAGTACCAATGAGGATGTATCAAGCTGGAGGAGAATTAGTTGCTCCTAGAGATGAGATGAGGACAGCAGGAAGTTATGGTAGAGTAGCTCGTTATATAAATAGTATTGGTAATATTAATGATCCTAGATTGTATCAGTCTCCAGATAGTATAGGACAATATATGACAGTATTACTTAGACCTAAATTAGAAGATAGAGATAAAGATAAAGGATATGTAAATACTTTATCTCAAGCTTATGTTAATAATTGGAATAAAAAGTTTGGTAAACAATTAGGATATTTTCATGATCCTAATAGACCATCAGTAGGAATAGGATTTGAAAAGGATTCTCCTGAATATAAGAAGTTATTAATTCAGTATGAAAATGAAAATAAGAAACTAAAACCATCTGGGGTTAGAGCTATTGGAGATAGTGCTTCTGCAGGAATTGGAACTAGTCAATATCCATATGGAGGATACCATACTAATTATGGTGGTAATGCTGAATTAGAAGATGATGAAATCTTTCGTACACCTGATGGAGATATGGAAAAAGTAAATGGTAGATCTCACGCTCAAGGTGGAGAGAACTATAATCTTCCACAAAATACTGAAATTCTTGGTAAGAACAAAGCTCCTAATGGAAAGTCTTATAAAGAGAATGGAGATAGATTAATGAGGCAGTTCAATAAGTATACTAAGATATTAGAAGATAAACCTACAGCATTAGCTAAGAATACTGCTAACTTAATGTTAAAGAAAGTTCATGAAAATTATACTGATTTAATGAATCAACAAGAGATGGAAAAATATTATATGACTCCAGAAGAGGAAATGGAATATGCTTGTGGAGGAATTGTACCTCAATTTAAAGGAGGTGGATGGATAAAGAAAGCTGCTGCTTCTATTAAACGTAGAGGTACTAAAGGTAAATGTACTCCTATTACTAAACCTGGATGTACCGGACGTGCCAAGGCACTAGCTAAGACATTTAAGAAAATAGCTAGAAATAGGAAAAAGCATGATGATGGTGGATTAATAAACGAAACTGGATATCTACAAGGCTATCCTTCAGATAATAATCCTATGAATATTATTCCATCTAACTATATTACTACTAATGGGATGTCTAGACCTATATCTGCAATGAGCGATACTGGAGACTATCAAAACTTATATCCTAATACTGGTAATTATGCATTTGGTGGAAACTATGTTATGGAGAAACCATTGATGGCTCAAGGAGGATATACAGATTATGAATATAGACCTTTAGTATATCAAGATGGAGGTGATGTATATCTTAATAAACAACCTAAATATAGAGGATTTATATCTCAACAAGATGCTAATACTGCTAAGGATTTCTTTGGTAATGATGTTAATGATATAATGGAAACTAGACAGGGTACTCCAGGAATGTTACAACCTAGAGGAATTGGACCATCTGGAATGCCTAATCCTATACAAGGTACTATTGGAAAGTATCAATTATCTGGAAGTCAACAGCCTCAATATGGACCAGGACAAGAACATACTAGATTTATAGATCAAGCTCCAGATAAATGGTATAATCAAGCTATTGATACTGCTGGACAATATGCTCCTATTGCTTATAATATGTATCAAGGATTATTTGGTAAACCTGAACATATGAATCCTCAGGATTATTATAATCCTTATGAGAATCAAGTTATGAGTTTAATGAGGAGTAGAAGATATAATGTTGAACCAGAATTAGAAGCTAATAGATTAGCTGCTGCTGATTATTATCAGAATCTTAGACAAGGAGCTCCATCACAAGGACGTTATTTAGCTGGATTACAAGCTGGACAAACTGGTAGACAGAGAGCTGATGCTGAAGCTTATGCTAGAAAGCAGAATATAGATAATCAGTATATTGGAGAAGAAGCTTCTACATTAGGTGGATTTGGTTCACAAAGAGCAGGAATGAATTTTCAAGTTGCAGATATTAATGCTGCTAATAGAGCTGCTCAAAGAAGGTATTTACCAACTGCATTATCTCAATTACAGCAACAAACTCAGATGAACAAGATAATGAGAGAGAAGAAGAGATTAGCAATGAATCAAGCTTTAACAGATGAGGAACGTCAGAGACTTTATATGGAAGCTTTCAAAGGATATAACTTTGCTAAACGAATTAATCCTATAACTGGAGAGGAGATTTAATAATGGCTATTTCAAGATATGACCAACCTGCTCAATCTAATGCTTTAGATACTTTTGTTAATACTTACGTTCCAATTCCTTTTGAAGAAATGATGAAAGTTGGGATGATGAAGAAACAACAAGAGGATCAAGGATTTGAGAATCTAGCTAAAACTTACGAAGATACTCATAATCTTAAATATATATCTGGATCTGAGGATGAAAAATATATCAAACAACATGTATTACCAACTTCAGAAGATATATTTAATAGATATGCTAATCAAGATTTGAGTGATCCTGTTGTTCAACGTAAGATGAGAATGGAATTTAATTCTAAGATTGATAGAAATAGAATTAGAGATATTCAAAGTTCTTATGAAGGATGGCAAAACTATTTAAAAGATAATGCTAAATTAAAGATGGAGGGTAAGGCATCTCCATTTGAAGAAGATCCATCTAGAGGATGGGATAGTAGTAAGCATGGAGTATTTACTAAATCACCTGAAGCTTATAATGATCCTATCAAAGAGATAAGAGAAAATCTATTTGCTCCAGTACATGATAGTACTTTAAAGAGTATTAATCTTGGAGAAGGTAATATAGAAGTAATGAGTGGAGTTAATCAAAAAATGATTGATGATATTACTGTAAAGAATTTACCTAACTACTTACGTAATAATACTGGAAGGAATGCTATCAAAGAGTTTAGAGCTAGTACAGGATTAACTGAAGATCAAGCTAGTGATGCTAAGATATTAGCAATGGCATTTAGAGCTGCTGGAGAACCCTATCTAAGACAGAATCAAAAGATTGAACATATGCAGAGACCTAGACCTGATAAGAATAAAGGTACTAAACCAATGTTTTCTAATGCATCTAATACTCAATCATTAAAGAATACAGATAGAGTTACGATAGGTAAAGAATATATAGGAGTTAATCTTAATGAAGCTGATGATCCAGTTAAGATGATGAAATCTGGACATTATAATGAGAAAGGAAATCTTAAGATTAATGTTCCTAGTACTACTGGTGAAAGTATTAAAGATATTTGGGAGGATATAAAAAAGTCTATTAGTACTGGAAAAATGGATACAGGAACAGAACAAGTAGGTTATGCTGATATATCAAAATTAGCACAAAATTATAATAATCAAAGAACTATAATTAATAGTATTAAAGAATCAAATCCAGAATTAGCAAATTCTTCAGATATCGAAGTAATGGGTGCTTATGCTAAAGCTTATAAAAATGCTGAGAATGTAGATTATAATGTATATTTATATCCTAATGATTCTAAGAATAATGTAGCAAAAGATATGACTGACTTAATAACTAAAGATTTAGGAGGTAGATTGTTATATAGTGCTCAAACTGGAAAACATGCAGGAGAACCAATTAATACTATAGATGATATATTTAAGAAACTAAATGTACCAAAAGCAGATAGAAAAAGATCAAATATATCTGTTAGTGGAGCAGTACCTGCAAAGAATGCTTATAAGGCTAGTATAGCAGCTAGTGATGGTCCACATGATTTCTTAGTATCTACTAATCAAAGAGAACAACACGCTTTCAAACTTGTAGAAGATGCTAATAGATTAGCTAATAATGGAATTCTTGGAGATAAACCATTGGTTTATAAAGATGAAAATGGTAATATTACAGATAAATATACAATTAGAACTCATATAGATATGAATGGTCCTAGGGGTCCAGAATTTGTTTCAGATATAGTTATGGGTAATAAAGCAATGTCGTTGAATGAATTAGAATATAGATCTGCACATTCATTAGAAGTACCAGATAACTCACCAGATAATACACAACCTGAAAATATAACTTATTCAGATGCCGAATAATAAACAACAGGCTCAACAGGAACCTACTCCATCTTGGGCATTACAACGAAATAGACCAACTTATAATACTGTAACAGGAGAATTCTCTCCTGTTAGTTCTTTATTGGATAAAGATGAACATGAAAGAATAAAGAAGATTCCATTTACTGGAGGTAATGCTGCAACTTATTTAGGTGATGCTGGAGAATCTGTTTATGACAAAAATTTAAGTAGACAGAATATAGATCTTAAAGATGAGTTTAGAGGACAGAATCAACCTGCTATGGCGAAGCTTGGTGCTGGATTAGCTAAAGCATTGATTACTACTGGGACTACTGCAGCTGATGGAATAATTGGTACAGCTGTAGGATTAGGTAATATGGCTGTTGAACAGAAAGGATCTGCATTTTGGGATAATCCATTTACTAATTGGATGAATGATATTAACAATAGTGCAGAAAAATGGTTTCCAAGTTATTATACAGAACAAGAAAAGAATGCTTCATTCATAGGACAATTAGGTTATGCTAACTTTTGGGGTGATAAATTTCTAAAGAATTTAGGATTTGTTGCTGGTATGGTTCTAGATGGAGTTATTACTGGTGGTGCTTCAATGGAAGCTTTAGGTGGTAAAGCTATTGCAGCTAAGTTACCAGAGGCTATAGCAAATGCTGCTTTAAAAGGATCTGAAGCTTTAGCTACTGCTAGTAAAGCTGGTGATATGATAGGATTAACTTCAGAGATAATAAATAATGCTAAACAATTAAATAGAATTAACAAGATATCTCAAGGAGTTAGTAGCATATTATCTGCTCAAGGTATGTCTAGATTTATGGCTTTAGATGATGCTAATAGATTCTATACTGAAAATTATCAGAAGTTACAACAGCAAATGCAAGATGGTAAGATAGGATTAGAAGATTATAATCTTAAAATGGCATCATTAAAGAAAGCTTCTGAAGGATATGGTAATGCTGACTTCTTAGCTAATGTAGTTGTATTAGGATTATCTAGTGGAATACAGTTTAAGAATTTATTTACTAAAGGATTTACTCCATCAGAAACTATTGCTAAAGGAATTGTTGGATCTGTAGAAGCTGGATATACTTATGAACGTCCAGTTATTCAACATGCTGCTAAAATTGCTAAGAATATATTAGCAGAGTCTGGAATGTTTCAAGAACAATATGCTGCTTCAGTAGCTACTAGTGATTTTTATCAAAAGAAATTTGATGGAAAGAAACAAGATAAGATTGATGATATTTATCATTCTATTTATAAAGGGTTAGTTGATGCTTATGGAAGTAGAGAAGGATGGAATCAAGGACTACTTGGATCAGTTATAGGATTAATTGGCGTACCTACTATTTCTAGTAAAGGATTAGATTGGGGTGGAGGTATTAGAGGAGATATTAAAGAGGTTAGAGAACAAAACGCAGCTAATCAAGAAGCTGCTAGACGTCTTAATGAAGTTCTTAAATCTGATGATTTTAAGAATAATTATCAATCATTAATTAGAAATTTATCATTAGAAGATGAAAAGAATGAAGCTGCAGCTAAGGGAGATAAGTTTGAAGTTCTTAATAAACAACATGATCAATTTATAAATGATGCTTTACAATTCATTAGGGCTGGAAGATATGAAGACTTTCAAAATAATATTAAATTTATAAGAAATTCTAATGCTGAAGAAGTTAAACAGTTATTTAAAACTAAGACAAATGAAGATGTTACTAGAGAACTGTATGGATTAAAACCTAAAGCTTTAGAAGGACATGTGTTTGAGAAATATACAGCAGATGAGATAACTGATAAACTTAATGAGAATGCTAATAAGATGCTTTCAAATGCTAAGACTATAAAAGATTTATATGACGCATATTCTGTAAAGTATCCTGGAATATCTGAAGATGCTAAAGAGTTATTAATATATACTGCATCTAAGCTAGAAGATATAAATGAACGTCTTAATGATATTAATAAAGAATCTATTAATAAATTTGGATTAGATATTAACAATTATATCAAACTTAAGAAAGACGGAAATATAGATTTATCTTCTGTAGCAGAAGGTATGGAAGAGTATCAAAAGCATTATGATCAAGTAATAAAAGAACAAGAATTATCTGGTAGGTTTAATCCTGTAGATGTTGAAAACTTTGAAAGAAATTTTCAAGACTTTCCAAAATTAATTATTACTAAAGCAGATTTTATAGATTTATATAGACAGAATATAACTGCTAAAGGGCCAGAGAAAGTACAAGAGACTATTAACAAAGCAGATGAAGAAAGAAAGACTGTAGAAGGAACTGCTGTAATTGAACCTATGCCTGATGATTTAGTCACTTATACTAATACTGATGGAGAAACTAATGTATATAAAATTAATCAAATTGATGAGAATGATAATGTAACTTTAACTCCTACTGATACTGAAGGTGTACCAACTGGTGAGGCAGATATAATAGTTACTAAGAATGATATCAAATTATATCAAAAAGAAGGAAAAGGTAAAGAAGAATTAAGTAAAACTGAACCTGTAAATGAAAGTGAAACTACAACGGTTCCAAATAAAGAATTCTATCCTGAACATGGTAGAGGTCTTAGAGATGCATCTGTATCTATATCACATTCTCATTGGGATGGAAAGTTAGGTAAGACAGTAATTAGAAATGAAGATTTTGATAAGTATATATCTTCACCAAAGAATGATATAACTAAAGATAAAGTTCAGTTTCGTATTGATACTGGTACTGAAGATGAATATAAAAGTAGTTTATGGAGACTTCATAAGAAGATTAAAGCTAAGTTAGACAAAGGAGAAACGTTTACTGAGAAGGAAATTAGTGATATAGTTAATTCTAGAAGAACTACTGAAGATAGAGATGAATATAATTCTATAGTTGATACATTACCAATTAAAATAGATTATATTACTAAAGATGGTGAAGTATTTGATAAAGGATTGTATTATCATGATAGTAATTTTATTCATCAGAATAAAGCTGGTGAATGGAATATCAGAATTCCTAGAGAGTATAAAACTCCAGAAGCAATTAAAGACTATGTACAATCAGAAAGAGAAAAAGTAAGACAGAATAGAAAAGTTTTACTAACTGCAATCTTATCTGGAAAAGATGTTATTCTTCATAATATTAAAAGAATAAGTTCTATTCCAAACAATACTGGAAAGAATAGAAATATTGATGAGGTATTAAGAGAAATAGATCCTGATATAAATACTAATACTATTGGATTAGGAATAGCTATTGGTAAAGGAAAAGAGAAAGGTATAATATGGACTGGGCATGGTAAAGATAATTTAAAAGGTACTGGAAGCCCTGGTCATGTATTCTTTCAAACTAATTTAACTAGTGATGGAGAACCAGAAACTATTAAAGCTAATATATCTAAGTTATCTCAAGAACATGCTAATATATTATGGGATGCTATAGTTACTAGATCTCGTAAAGGTAGTGGAGGTAATCAAGCTATACTACCAAATGAAGATGTACAAGGTCTTACAGTAGGAAATGTAATAAACTTATTAACTGCTTTTGGTAGAGGTACTGATATTAATCATCCAGATAATGTTGGAAAGAGTCATCTTAAAGATAAACAATTATTTATAGATAATAAACTTAATTTACATTATGGAGATAATATAGTAGATCTACATGATGTACTTAAAGGAACTATAGATAGAAATAAGGCTAGAGATAAGTTTGTTAATTGGGCTGTTAATAATAAGAATTATAATGTTGCTAAAGAAATTCCAGAGTTAGGAATAGAACTTAATGAACCTATGACTAGAAAATTTAAGTTAGGCTCATGGGTTAGTGATGGAACAGATACATATTCTGGTAGTCTAATTAAGAATGGATTTGTTCAAACTGATGTAGCTGAATTTGAAAAGTCTGGGTCGTTATTCCATGCTCCAGTTACTATGGTTGATTTAAATGAATCAGGATTAGAAATTAAACCTACTCAACCAATTGTAAATAAAGCTAAGAGAGATGCTAAATTAGTTGACACTCAAGCTACTAAACCATCTAATAAACCTAAGAATACTGGAACTAAAAAGATTGAAGCTTCAGAGAAACTTGATATTAAACCTAATGATTTAGAAAAGATTAGATCTTTACCAGTTGGAACTGATATATATATTACTATACAAGGAACTGCTGGGGAAGGATCAGAAGTTAGAAAAACAGAAGTTCCAAAGTTATTTGTATCGGTAGTAGATAATAAAGGTAAAAAAGGATTTCAAATTCAGAATCCTAGAGCTAGAACTTATTTTGATATCTCTACGGCTGAATATATGGATGATCCAAATAAGATATTAGAAGTTGGAGATGAATCAGTTAAACAATTATCTTCATTAATATCTCAATATAGTAAAGAGGGATTTGATGTTAATATAGATACTTCAAAAGCTATTAAGAAACCTATAGCTAAAGTTGAATCTAAAGTTGAAGAAGCTTATGAAGAAGCTAAAGAAAAATATGGAGAAGTATTAACTAAATTAGCAGAAGAAACTCCTCCTACTGAAGAAGAACCAATTGATATTAAATTTACTGGAGATCCATTAAATGATGTAGAAACTGATCCTGAAGGAGCTCCATTTAAAATGGTTTATGATGAATCTCGTAAATATAAACCAGCTGAAATAGAAAAAGAAGTTAAATGGTTTCACGATAAGCTTGGTAAAGATATTCCAATTGAATTAAGAGAAGGATTAATTGATGTAGCTAAAGTTGGAGGTAAGAAAGCATTTGGACAATTAACTAGAGATGGAATTACTTTATCCAAAATAGCAGAAGAAGGGACTGTATATCATGAAGCATTTCATAGAGTATCCTTACTATATTTAGATCCTATTCAACGTGAAGAGATTTATAAAGAAGCTAGAAGTAAATATCCTGAACTTAGTAAATCTTCTACTGATAGAAGAGTAGAAGAAAACTTAGCTGAGAAGTTTAAAGATTATATTCAAGATAAAGAGAAGAATCCTGATCATACTTTATTAGGTAAGATTGGAGAATTCTTTCAAAATTTATGGAATTTAGTTAAACAAATATTTACTGGACCAACTAGATTAACTAGTTTAGATATAGATAAACTATTTAGTTCTATTCAATCTGGTAAATTTAAATCTTATAAACCGTTACAAGAGAACTTAGATAGATTAGGATTTGGTACATATGAATTAGAATATAAAGATAGACAGCTAGATAATGTTATCAACTTTAAAATGATGAAGTCCTTAATTAGAGGATTATCTAGTATGATAATGGAGCCTGTTAGTTATAAACTATTTAAAGATGAAGCTAGAACTAAGTATTCTAGTATTGATGTAAAAGATTCTTTATCAGCTATTAACTTTGGTGATCTAAGGAAGAAGATTGAGAAATTAAGAGATGATTATGATAAACATAATAATAGAAACAAGCAGGTAATAGACATAATTGAGAAAGGGCAACTAACCCCTGAATTAAGCTCACAGTTGAAAGCAGAGTATGGAGTGGACAATACTACCAGAGTTGCTACAAATGCTCACCTTGGGCTTGAAAAGGGCCTTAGACTGGCTTCTTTATATCAGGAGGTACTAGACAACTATGACACTATCTTTAAAGATGAAATTCAGAATTATATCTATAACGAACTAGGAGTTAAAAGAATTGATAATGGTGATGAAGACGAAAGAGTAACTAATGCTGAGACAGCAGCACATGATACAGAGGCATATGAAAGGTCTGCTAAGGACAGTATTTCTAATGCTATTAAGTTTATGTTGCATGGGTTACATGCATCTGGAGATAAGAATCCTGATACTGGATTATGGGAGTTTGTACCATTTGATGAAATATGGAGTAGATTATCTAATGATTTACATAATAAGACTACCATAGAAGATATGATTAAGAAGCTTGATTCTTCAAATTATTTTCCATATGAACAATTAGCTAAGAAACTAAAAGCTGGTAGTGAGTTATTAAGAACTCAATTCTATACATCTCTTAGAGGACATAGATATAATTTTATTAATGCTATGTTTAAAGAAGCTGCTGGTAGAAAGAAGGGAGAGTTACCAAACTTTTCAATGTATTTTACAGATGCAGATATTGAAAATTCTGCTAAGAATGCAGTTAGACTTTGGGGTGATGTATTTGCTATATCTGATTTAGTATCAGAAGGAGCAGTTAATACTAAGAAATTAGAGAAGATAATTAAAGACTTTGATAATATTATTGAAGATTATAGAGAGGCTACTAATACTAAAGCTTTAATAAATACTGAAGATTATAAAGATAGATTAGTATCTATTCTTAAAGATATTCATATAGATGTAGATAATAAGACTATTGATAATCTATTAGGTGATATTATAGATAGTGGTAAAGCTGGTACTGAAGAATTGGCATTAGGACAATTAATAGAAGATAGATTATTTAATGGGTTATTTTCTACTAATAGTACTCTTTATAAATATGCTACTGGAGCTGATGTTAAATCTAGAGTTACATTAGAACCTAAGACATTATTTAGAAATGAGTCTATAGTTACTGATTTATCTAGAGCATTTGCTAAAACTAACTATGAAAATATTTCAGATAATATTTCTGGAGCAGATGGAGGTAATAAACATGTATTTTCTAAGAATAGTTTAACTACAGATGTAATTCATTATTTAAAAACTGATGATGAATATTTAGATAAACTATTATCAGATGTATCTTCTAAATATTCACATTATCTTAATCAAATAAAAAATAATCCTAGAGTTAGAAATAGACTTAAAGTTGGAACATTTAATGCTTTGATTAAAGATAATAGTTCTGATTCTGGTAGAGATTATCTAGATATATCTCCTACTGAAGATTTCTTATATAAACTCAATGCTACTAGATTTGGAACTGGGAATATGATTCTTCCAACAATTGCTGGTAGAAAAACTTATTATACTTTAAATGGATTTGATAGAATAGAACTTAAGTATCAGAAATTACCTTCTGGAGAACTTGTTATTCCAGATGATATAATTGATATATTTTATAAGTATGCTCAAGGAGAAGCTAATAAGATAGAGAAAGCTTGGCAGACTCTTAAGAAGTATAGTAAACTAGATGAAAAAGGTAACGTTATAAAAGGTACTACAGATTTTAAAAATCTTGTTGATAACTATCATTATGTTAAAGAAGGGAAGGTTAATAATATAGATAAAGGACAGGCATATAAGTATCAACATATGTTTGAATCTTTTAATGAAAAAGGATTTGATATAAAGAATGAAGCAGATGTAAGAGATAGAATTAGAAAGATATTACAGAGTGATATAGATGCTACCATTGAATATGCTAAAGATAATGATATAATAACTTCTACAACTAAAGATAAAAAGGAATTATTAGCTCCTAAGCTTCTTGATAGAGATATGGTATCTGAATTAGCTAATAAGAGTTATGGAGGAGATATAGATGCAGCTACCAGGTCAATATTAGCTGATTATACTGTTAATACTAAGATATCATCTATTGAGACTATGATGATGTTTATGGGTGATATATCTTTCTATTTTGATAAAAAGACTGAAGATCCAGCAGTTGATTATGCAAAACGTTTAGCTGTATTAATTTCTACTGGAACTAATTATAGAGAGACTATACCAGTTGATTTTGAAAATCCTACATATGGAGTTATTACATTAACTGAACAAAAATTAAATAGTAAATATCTAGATCTTATCACAGATAAGTATAGGGAAATGTTACTTAAAAAGTATAATAAAGAACAAGCAGAAGAAATATTATCAAAACATCTTAAAGCATATGAAGATATTCAACCAACTGATGCTATGGTACTTATTTCTCCTAATATGTATAAAGGAGAATCGCTTCGTTTAGGTGAATGGGGTGATAAAGAAGAAGCTGCTTTTAATATACTTAATTCTGATAAAGAATTGTCTCCAGAAGAAGAAGCTATAGCATTAGGAATATCTGAGAAACCATTAAAAGATGTATATTTTGAGAGAGTTAGTTATGATATAGATAATGATAATAAACTTCTAATTCCTACTTTTGATAAGATGGCTAAATTTACATTAAATAGACGTCTTGTAAAAGGAACTTATTTTGAAGACTTATTAGATAGAATGGAAGCTGTTGGTAAGTACGAAGGTCTTGAGAAAGTATGTGAAGCTAAATTTACTACTGCAGTTAAAGTTGGAAATAGACAATCAACTGAATACTTTAAGAATCCTAATACTAATGAACAATCAGTTACTGATTTAACAAATGTTCCAATACGTCAACAAAGTTTTAAATTCTTACGTCGTCAGGTTAATACGGATCCTCATGAAGAACAAAAAGTTCTCTATGGAACTCAAGCTAAGAAGGTTACACTGCTTAATATATCAAATGATAATGATTATAATTTAGGTGGTAAATCTACAAAAGGGTTAGACATAAAGAGAAATATTACAAAATCTTTAACTACATTATCAGATAAAGAAACTAATAGACTTCTCGATAAACTTGGTGCAGATTTGAAGACTGGTAAGATGGATTCTGATCTATTCTACAATACATTATTAGCTGATGCTAAGACAGCTGGTATGTCATATCCAGTTCAAGAAGCATTACGTAGACATATTCCAATAGATTTACTTCCTGAAAAGAAATGGATATTGCAGAGATTTAGCGCAATGGCTAATAAACATGGAATAGATGTCCATTTTCCTGGACAACAGTTAATATTAATGTCTGGATATGGATTAGGATTAAAATCAATTCCTGATGAAACTAATAATTTAAGATTCTTATTTGATGAGAAAGGTAAACTTTCAGGATCTGAAGTAAAATTACCAGTTCATGTATTTAAAGATGTTATTCCTAACTATGAGAATATGAGTTGGGAACAAAAAGTTGAATGGTTAAAAAAGAATCCTAATATGTTGGAAGGAATTGTATCTTATATTCCTAACCAAGGACAGAACCATAATATGGTTGTTAAGGTAAAAGAGTTTCTACCTGAACAAATGGCAGATGTTATTATATTCCCTAATGAACTTACAACTTTAACTGGAAAAGACTTTGACGTAGATAAAGGATTCTTTGCTAGATACAATTATAAAACTAACAAAGATGGTAAAGTATCTAAAGTTCCATTTATGACAGATGATAATTCTACTCCTGATCAAAGATACGATAAGTTATTGAATGAAGAATTCTATAATAATAGGTACATATTTACTAAGGAATTCTATAGAGATTTACAAGAAGCTAGAGATAACTTATATGGATCATTAGATTATAAGAATAAACTCTTAGGAGATGATAAAGTTAAGTTAGAAACTTTATTTGACTTAAGAAAGGAATTGTCTAAGAGATTTGATGAAGCATCTGAAAATGAAAAAGCATTCTATCATAAACAACTTTTAACTCTTGATAGTAGAATTGATGATGTACTATACTATAATGATCTTATTAAAGAAAATGATGGATTACTAAAAGATTATAAGAGTGTTATAGAAGAAGCTTTAGTTAAGAATAATATATTACCTTCTAGAGATGAATTTAAGAAACAACATGCTGAAGGAAAATTAGATTACTTTAAACAGAATACTAAACAAGCTATTCAAAATTATTATTTAGATAATGTTAAATCTGTATTACTTAATGATAATCATTTCTTATCTACTAGCGCTCCTCTCGGAGCTGTTACAGGACGACTAAAGAAGTTAGAAGAGAAAGTAACTAAAGCAGAAGAAGCTGGTAAAAAGAGATCTAGAGATTTTACTGGACCAGTTGCTCAAGCAAATTTAAAATATCAATTTGGTAGTGGTGGACAAGGAAAAGCTGTTTTCTCTTTAAGTAATTCTCATCATGCTATGACTCAATATGCTGATGTATCTTTTAGAAAGGATATAGGAGTTGGAGTTAAAAATGATGATGGAACGTATAAGAATAGTTTACATGAACAATATGGTAATGTTGAAAGAGACGGAGAAAGAGTATTAATATCTGACTGGGGATCAGCTTTAATTGATGCTCACGTTGATATAGAAAAAGATCCATTTATCATTAAACTTAATGTAGTTAAGCCTACTTATAATGTAACTTCATTATTAATTAGAACTGGAGTTGGAGAGAAGACATTTGAATTCTTATCTCAACCAATTCTTAAAGATTTCTCTAAAGCGTCTATTAATGATGATAGTGAAATTACTACAGAACAAGATAAACCTATAGCTGTAGTTAGAAATAAATGGAATGATTTATATGAAAAATCTCTTAAATCTGAATTTAAAGATGTACAAGAGTCTCGTAGAGAAGATGTTAAGATTAGAACTGAACTTGCTGAATACAAACCATTAGATGAAGATTTATTAAAGTTATTACAAACTCCTGTTAGAGATTCTAGATGGTATTTTAAACAAATTAAAATATTAGATTTATTTAATACTTTAGATAAAGGACCAGCTAAAGAACTAAATAGATTAGTAATGGCTTCTAGAGTTGATACTAAGAAGTATGGTAATAATATGACTGAAATAAAGATGTATTTAGATGCTGTCAGAGACTTACATAAAGAAAATATCTTTACTAATCTTGATAAGTTATTACCATATGATTCAGATACAAATACTGCTAAGGATGTAGAAGATGGAACATTCAACTCTGCATACTTACGTAATGGTCCTCTTCTTGTAAGTAAGTTAATGTCAGATAGAACTATAACTGCTACTCCTACATTCAATAGTATTATAGATAGACTTGTAACTCTTACTAAAAGTAAATACGCTAGGAATAAAGAAGGATTATTAAATCATATGGCAGATGAAGTTAGTGCTGCATATATGTCTAGGTTCTTTACTGATAAGAATTTATTAAACTTAAATAGTAAGAAAGTTGGTTCTATAATGGATAGAGTTACTAAGTTCTTAGAAACTGTTAACACTAATCCTAATTATAAAGATAAATTAAAAGATAACATTTTAATACAATCTCTTATTAAAGGTAGAGATAGTATGGATGGAATGACATTCTTTGGAATTCCAACTATAAAATCAAATGATAATTTTACTAAAGATGATTTAATGTTTGCTTGGCAAGACTTATTACAAAGTGATGATGTAACTTTAAGAAACTTTGGTAAAGAGTTATTCGTATATTCATTTTATACATCAGGATTAAAGAGAGGATTATTTTCAATATTTCATTATGTTCCACCAGCATTATTAGATGAATTAGATATTAATTACGTTGATCCAGAAACTAATGAAAAGAAATCCACTATATTAAGTTATTCAGATTATACTGATGGATTACTAGCACAGGATGTAATGAGTAATACTATATATGAAGGAATAGATAAAGAAGTATTTAAAAATAATTGGCATAATCCTAAATATGTACCTCAATTAAATCCAATTGATGTTCAGAATATAATTCCTAGAAAATCTGGAGATCCTGCTGTTGTTACAATATATGGTAGATATACTATTCCTAAGTTACGAATAGGTAATAATATATATGATCAACCTATTTTTAAGCCTTATATTAATTATATAGTTGACGAAAAGACTTCACATTTAATGGAATATATTGGATATCATGATATTGATAAAACTCCAGTATATAAAGTTGTTGGTAAGATGGGATATTATAATAAAGGGAGAGTTATTAAGGAATATGGATTAGAAGAATCAACTCTTGAAAGAAATAGAATTAAAGAAATTCCAGATGAAACAATGCTTCCTTTTATAGAGAAAGCTAAGATGTATGAATCATTTATCTATATACCACCAGAAAATAGAGATATAGCTGAGAATAAAAGATCTGAAGAAGAAGTTGAGAATAATGATGCTAAAGATAAAGTTACTCCTACTACTGGAGAAGGAACTACTGTTGAAACAGTAAAACTTAAAATGATCACTCCTGATAAGGAGAAAGAAGATTTGAAAAGAGAGATATCTGAATCTGAGATTTATTCAGATAAACAGAAAGATGAATTACATAAACTAATAGATGACAAAGATGTTAAATCTCCAGAGGATATTAATGATTTGATAAAAATAATTTGTGATAAATATGGATCTCCAAGAGTTAAAATTACTCCAGGAGCTAAGAATAGATTTTCAATTAATGATTAATTATATGTACTAAGATGAAAGATAATAAGAATTACGGAATGGAAATAATAGTAGATCTTCATGATTGTAATATTAAGAGATTTACTAGAAAAAGTCTAGATGAGTTTTTCTTAAAGATATGTGAATTAAGCGATATGACTGCAGTGGGTAAGCCCAAATACTGGCACGAGTTATCTAATATACCACACCTTAAGGGTTACTCAGGAATACAGTTTATAAAGACAAGTAATATACTAATACATACATTAGATATTACAAGAGATGCTTATATAAATTTTTTTAGTTGTAAAGAGTTTGATGTTGATCAAATTCTCAGCTTTATTACAGAACATTTTCAAGCAGGACGAGTATATCATAAACTAATATATAGAGGAGAAAATAGATAATGTATAAGATAGAATCTGGAGTATCTAAAGATAAAATGAGATACTTTATAGAACAAGGAGTGTCGACATGGGGTGATTATTTTATAAAAGATGGAGTTCTAAATTTTCAAATAGTTGAACATAAAAATGATATATATTCAAGACTTACTTTAATACACGAATTAATTGAACAAATGTTATTAGAAGCTAAAGGAGTTAATATAGATGATATTGATAAATTTGACTTTGAATTTGAAAAAGATCCAGAAAGAACATCTAAATATTTTGAATCTGGAGATGATCCTAATTGTCCTTATAAAGCAGAACATGATTATGCAGACTCTGTATTAAAAGAAATGTGTACTAAAATGAATATTAATTTTGAAGATTATATAAATGACGAATTATAAGACTAAAGCAGTTATGGTATATGACTACGGAACATTTGTAGGATTATCAGAAAGACTTGCTAGAGATTTCGGAAAAGTATATTATTACTCTCCTTGGAAATCTTCATTTCCTCAAACTAAGAATTCGTATTTAGGACTAGGGTTAAAGAATGTTGAAAGAGTTAATGAATTTTTTGATTATATTCAAGATGTTGATTTAATAGTATTTCCTGATGTAATGGATGGAGATTTACAATTACATCTTGAATCATTAGGATGTTCTGTATTTGGATGTAGAAAAGGAGAAGAACTAGAATTGAATAGATTAGCTACTAAAAGATTACTAAAGAAGTTAGGATTACCAGTTGGAGAATATGAAGTAGTTAAAGGATTAACTAATCTTAGAAAGTATTTAAAAGAACATAAAAATATATGGGTTAAAGTAGATATATTTAGAGGAGATTTTGAAACTTTCAAGTCAGTTAATTATGATTTTATAGAACCTAGATTATATGAAATTGAGGTTAATTTAGGACCAATTAAAGAATTAGTTAATTTTATATGTGAAGAAGATCTTCCAGATAAAGTAGAATTAGGATTTGATGGATACTGTATTGATGGTAAATATCCTACTAAAACATTATCAGGAATTGAAGTTAAAGATTTAGGGTATATAGGGATATTTAAAGACTATAATAAATTACCTGATCCCATACTAGAGGTTAATGAAAAGCTTTCCCCTATACTAAAAAATTATGGATATAGAGGATTATTTAGTACTGAAGTTAGAATTGGTAAAGATCATAAAGGATACTTGATAGATCCTTGTATGAGAGCTGGCTCACCACCTAATGAAGTGTATCAAGAGATGTATACTAATTTATCAGAGATTATGTATGAAGGTGCTAGAGGCAATATAGTAGATCCAATTGTTGAACATAAATTTGCAGTTGAAGTATTAATACATTCTACTTATGCTGAAACTCATTGGTTATCTGTTCAAGTTCCAGAGAAGTATTACAATAATGTTAAGTTTAGAAATTGTACTAGACTTGATAAAGTACATTACATAATTCCACAGTATATAGGATTACCAGAAATAGGTGCTGTTACAGTTGTAGGAGATAGTATAGAAGCATGTACTGAACAAATTGATAAAATAGCAGATGAAGTTAAAGGATTTTATATTGATATTCCATCTCATGCATTAGATAAAGCTAATGAAGAAATAGATAAGTTGAAAGAATTAGGATATGATTTATTTAAATAATTATGATTAATTGTCCGAATAAGAATACAGATGCATGGAGGTCATTAAACTCTTTAGTTCCAGATTTATCTAATCATATCTGGCATAAATTAGAGGGACAAATCTCTGATAATGGACATCCTATGGAGGATGTAGATAGATTTAATAAGTTATTAGAAGATAATGATAATGATTATAAACAAACTTATTTACAATTTCTTGGAGTAGAAGATGCCAAAATAGATTATCAATTTAGATCTGTTAATAATATAATAAAGAATATTATTAAGATTGATAATTGGTCTAAACAAATTAAGAATCAAAATCAATTATTTGATAAGATACAGAAGGATCTTGGTATACCTAAAGAACAGATTGAACTTATTAAACAATCTGAAGGAAAGGATATTAATGAAAAGTTATTAGATTTCATTAGTAAATATAGTTATACTATTGAAGTTAATACTGCTACAGATAATAAAAAATCTTCAGATGAATTTATCTTTAATGGAGATAACTATGGTTATGAAATAGTTGGTGATGATTATGGCACAGGAGCAGAAGAAACAGTTCCCACAAGAAATGGAATAGAGATTTCTCAGCAAGAATTTGATAAAGCTAAAGCAGAATATAGAAGAGATACCAATACTCCTTCTCAATACTATTCAAATCTAACAGTTCCAGGAGGTACTAACTATACAGAAAATGAAATACGTACACCTGATATTACACCCAGTATTAAAGGACATGCTCAGTTTAGTACAGATCAAGGTATAGGTTGGTTTAGAAGCGATGATAAAAAGAGAGATTTAACTGAAGAACAGATTAAAGAAGAATGGCCTTTAATTGAAGGGAGAAGAGTTTATATAGGTAAAAAATATAAGGATAGTAAAACTCGTCGTATATTAGAAATACAATCTGATTTATTTCAGAAAGGTAGAGATGAAGAGGATTTAACTGAATATAAATATACTCGTTCCGATGAAGGAGAAATTAATTTTGGAGATGAAGATATTTATAGAGCAGAAAGAATGTTTTATGCTGGAAATGAAGAATATGAGAAAGGATTATCAACAAGATTTAGAGAAAAAGATGTAAAGAAAAATCAATTCTTACAGCTTCTAAACAAAGATAACAATTGGGTTACATTCTTTATTAAATCTATTATTCAAGATAGTGCTAAGAAAGGATATGAGAAAGTATTATTTCCTAAAGGTGAAACTGCTGCTAAGGTTGAAGGACATGAAACTTTAGCAAATGAACTTACTAAAATAAATAATGAATTAGAACAACTTCAAAAAATAGATTTATCCGAAAAAGGTATAGTAGAAGGAACTGGAATTAAGAATAAAATTGCTAACTTAGAACAACGTAAATCTGAACTTAAATCTCAAGGTATAGAAAAACTTAAACCTATTGAAGCATTTTATGAAATTAAAGTACAGAATATATTAAAGAAGATAGACCCTAATATTAAAACTATTACAGATGAATTTGGTAATCAATGGTTAGAGTACCAATTAACAGATAAAGATTTAAATAATATAGAATTTCAGAAAGCAAATGGAGAATCTTATATATTTAATAAGAAATTAAACGATCAAATTAAACAGATATTACAAAAATTATATCCAGAAGTTAAATTAAATTATACAACTAATTTAGAAGGAATTAGAGGACAATATCAAGCTGGAAAAATATTAATAAACTCATTATCACAAAATACAGATACTCTTCCTCATGAATATGCTCATCATTATATTAAGATGTTTATTAAAAGTGATATTGTTAAACAAGGAATTAAATTATTTGGATCAGAGGAGAAACTAGTTCAATCTATTGGAGAACAATCCATTAGAGCATTAAAATGGTATCAGAAATTATATGATTGGTTAAAAGGATTATTTAGTTCTAAACAATCATTATTAAATAACTTAACAAATAGTTTCTTAGAATATAATAGATTATTAGATAAATCTGCTATTTCTACCGAAAGAATGTATCAAAAAATTACTAAAGAAGATGTTACTGGAGATACTAAGAAACCATTAAATGATGTATTATCATTACCAGAAGTACCTCTTGAATCTAAATTTACTAAGTTAGATAAGATGTCTGAAATTAAAGAGAAAGCTATAAAACGATTAGAATTTAAGAGAGAACTAAATATAAAAAGAAAAAAACCTAGTTTTGATCCTGAAGCAGAAAAAGTATTTATTGAAGAAATAAAAAAATTAGAAGCATCTCAAGCTATGCTTAGATTTACTAGAAGAGCATCAAAAACTGTAGATGGTATATATTCTCAATGGTTAAAGATAAAAGAAAAAATTAAATTAATAGATGAAGGTAAGCTAAATATAGATAAAAGTGTAGTATTAAATCCTCAAATATTATCTCAATGGGCTGACTATTTATCAGCTTTTGATTCACTTGAAGAATTTAGAAATGCCCTTGTAGCAGATGGGTCATTATATAAGGATGAAGTTCTAAAGAAGATGTTAAATGATACTATTGAAAAAAAGAATGCAATTGAGAAATTATACGATGTAGAGGGATATGATATGATGGCTGGGTTTCTTGAACCTCATAATGATCAGATACGTAAAGATTTTGAAATTCTAGCTAGTAAGAGTTATAAGAAATTAACACCTGAACAGAAATCTCAAATATCAGAAGAAAGATACATTCAAGTTCAAAAAGAACTTAAAGAAACCAAACTTAATGAACAAACTTTTTTAATGTTACGTAATGAATTACAGAAAGCTACAAGTGATATAGGATTAGCTAGACGTTGGGTTGGAAATATTTTGAATTCTTCTAATCCAGTTATTGCAGCAGTTGGACAGATAATATCCTTTGCTGAAATGAAAGTTCATGGTAGGAAGATAGAAATTAGGAATAGAATGATGCCTATTTTAGAGAAACTAGAAAAGTTAAAAAAAGGATATAAAGATATTAGAGATATATATGATCAAATTTTAGAACCTAAAACTAATCGTTTAATAAGTAAATGGGGTAGTGAATTCTTAGATGCTTATGATAAAGTTAAAAATGATGCTAAGCAAAATGATAAGTTAACTGATGATGAAAGAGGTAATATCATTAAGAAATGGCTTGGAGAAAATACTGATTTTGATGGACTTCAATTTCGTAAAGATAAATGGAGTTATATAGATTCTCTTGAAAAGAATGGAGAAATATCTTCTGAAGATGTAAGAGCTTTAGAAGTAAATGAAGCTGATAAATATTGGTCTAAGTCTCCTCATGCATTATTTGAAGATGGAAGAATATCAGAAAATACAGCTAATTTAATAGCAGGATGGCAATCTGAGCATTCATGGGATTATAGAACACTTAAAGATGAGTGGCTTAAGAAAAATCCTCAATGGGATAAATTTCAAGCTTTACGTAAATCTAATCCGAACGATCCCATAGTTGAATTTTATGACTTTATCAAAGAATATGAAGATGAATTTAATTCATATCTTCCAGCTAGTATGAGATTAAGAAATGGACAATTACCAGGAGTAATGAAAACTTCTGATGAAAGATTAAAAGCTGGAGAATCATTTCTTAATATAACTAAAGCTAAATTACAAAGAACTTTTGATTTCGTAGCTACTGATGATATAACTAGAGGTAATGAACCGTTAATCGATGAAAGAGGAAATAAAAGATATTTTATTCCAATGTATTATACTAGCAAGTTGGATGCTAAAGATCAATCATTTGATTTAGCTACAGCATACTTTAAATGGTTTTCAACAGCCGCTGATTATGAATCTAAAAATTCTATCTATCCAGAAATGGAAATGATTAGACATTTTATAGAGACTAGAAAACCAGATATTCAAACTAAAGGAAAAAAAGAATTAAAATTTTATAATAGATTATCAGAACAGTTTAATGATTGGTTTGAAATGGTATTCTATGGAGTTAAACAAAAAGATGAAGGCAAATTTAAAATATTTGGATTAACTATTGATACAGCTAAATTTTTAGATTTTATTAGTAAATCTACTGCTTATAATATTTTATCATTAAACTTCAGAGCTGGTATATCAAATCCTTTAATTGGAGAAGTTTTAAATACTGGTGAGGCAATAGCTAAGCAACACATGGATCTTAAATCTTTTCATAAAGCTCATGCTTATTATTTTAAAAATCTTCCTGGAATGTTAGGAGATGTTGGTAAAAGAAAGCCATCAAATATAGTTAATTTGTTAAGTGAAAAGTTCAAAGTAGATCCTGATCAGATGAACAATAGATTCAGAGATGACACAAGATTGAAAGAATTAGCAAAGAGTAGTAGTTTGTTTTTTATGATGACATCTGGAGATACTTATTTAAATAATACTTTATTTCTAGGAATGTTAGATCATAAGATAGCTTATGATAAAGATGGGAATAAATTAGGATCTATGTTAGATCAATATTCTAAAGATAAACAAGGTAATTTAGTTCTTAATAAAGAAGTTAGTTTAGATAAATCTAATTGGAATGAAACTGATCAACTTAAATTTGGTAATAAAGTACAATATGTAATCGAAGGAGTTCAAGGTAACTATACACAACTTGGTAAGACTGCTGTACAACGATTTGCGTTAGGTAGAATGGCTATAATGTTTAGAAAGTTTGTAGTTCCTGGGATAGAGAAAAGATATGATAAAAAACAATTTACTCAAAGATTAGGTGACTATACTGAAGGATATTATAGAACTACTGGAAGATTTTTAGCTAATTTATATAAAGAATTTAAAACATATCAATTTCATGTATTAGGATTAGAATGGGATAAATTAGATCATATAGAAAAAGCCAATATTGTTAGAACTATATCAGAATTAGGATTTATGCTTACAGCTTTAGTTATAGGTGGAGCAATGACTAGAAAAGATAGAGATGATAGTGATGATTCATGGTTCTATAATTTCTCTGCATATCAATTATTGAGACTAAAGACAGAATTATTATTCTATACTAATCCTGCAGAAGCAATGCAGATATTAAGATCTCCAATGGCTACTATGTCTTTATTTGAAACTACTATGAAGATATTTCACCAAATGTTACATCCTACAGATAGATATACTGCTGGAGTTCCTGAATGGAAAGGACATCTTAAAATGGAAAAATTACTATATGATTTACTTCCAGTATTTAGAGCTAATTATCAACTTAGAGATATTAAAACTCAAGTTAGTTTTATGAAATAATATATAATATATCTTAAAATAGATAAGGGCTTACCTCAGTAATGAGATAGGCCCTTTCTATTTTTATCAACCTCTTAAATTGATATATTAATTTTTACATATTTCAGCAAGTTGTTCAAAATTATCTATTTTCTTGGGTTTATTATCAGTTACACAAATTTCAACTAATTCTTTAGAATTATCTTTGTTAAATCCAGATACTACTGGTCTAGATATCTTGCTATCATCTTTATTAATAATGACTTTTCTAGTTATACCTTTCTCTTCTTTATCAATTACAGATGCTATAACATCTCTAAGAATATGTTTAATTCTATCAATAGATGTATTTTTATGTTTCTTAATCTTAGCTACTAAATTAACAAGATCTATTTTAGATTCATATCCAGTAGGAATTAAACCGGTAATAATACTCTTTAAAATATTATCATCATTGAATGTAAATTCGAATATCTTTTCAAATCTACTAGGTCTATCTTTAATAAAACTTGGTAATCTATCAGTATCATTAACAGTAGCAATAATAATTAAATTATCTCTTTCTTTAGCACCACTTAAGAATGATAACATATTAGTATCATATCTATCAAATGTCTTTTCAAACTCATCAATAATAAGAATAATAGTTCTGTCTTTATCATCTTGTCTAATTCTATCTATTAATCCTGAATAATCAACTGCTTGAGTAACTAGTATTCCAATTGCATCATACTTATCACATACTTCATCTGCAATCTGTCCAGCTAGAAATGTCTTTCCAGTTCCTGGATCACCATTAAACATTACACCAAGCTTATTTCTCATATTTAGTAGAGATCTAGCTTTAGCTAATGACTCATCAAAAAACTCATTAAAGAAATTTCTACATTCTTTAAATATTCCAGTATTTAACCTAACGCCTTTTTTATAATCATTATTAATAGCAAATGAAATAACTGGTGGAGCAAATGGGCCATCAGTATTTCTTATTATTAAGTTGTACATTCCTTTTTCTAATCTATTAGTTATGTTTTCAGGATTAGCACCAACTAATTTAAATTCATTATTTTTAGTATCTATTTCAAACATTTTGTTTATTTGTTAAATTTGGAATATTATTAAAATAAAGCCCTAGGACGAATAAAAAACCCCAAGTGATACTCTAGTACCACTCAGGGGGAGATCGTTTAACTACGAGCTTAGAAATGGTCTTTAAATAGGTTTTTAAAACCAACTTACTATTTGACTCATTAAACCTAGACCAGAATTACCATTACACTTAATCTTATCTATTTCTTTTTCCTTTTCTAGTATCTCTTTTTGAGCTATAACTCTAGCATTCCTATCAAGAACACCACTCCAGATACGTTTGAAGATATTAGTAGAAGTTAAGTTTTTAACTGTCTTTTCAAGATCTTTAATACGGAGTTTTAAATCAATAATCTCTTTCTCACGTTTTTCAGCTTCTTGTTCATCAGTCTTATCTTCTTTAACTTTTTTAAGTTCTTCTTTTAAATTAGCTAACTTTTCAGTTATATCTCTGTTTTTCTTTTCATATTCTAACTTAACATCAAGACGATATTGTTCATACTTATCTTCTATACTTTTATTAACTCTTTTGTATTCAGAAGTAATAGAATCTACTTTATTAGTTAATTCTTTAATAGAATTATCTTTTTCATCAATTACTTTCTTATACTTCTTACCAACTAATTCTTCAACATCACCAAGATTACGAGTTTCAATAGATTCTACTATAAATTCTTTACTTGCATCACAATATCCACGATCTCTATTTCTACCAGTTACAACTTTAACTTCTTTTTGTCCTTCTTCAATCTTCTTTTCAAGATTCTTTTTATCAGCTTCTAATCCTCCAACTTGTTGTAAGAGAATTGCATTCTGTTTTTCTAAAGAAATTAATCTATCAACTGAAATCTCATTATTAGTGTTAACTACTTTTGTTTCCATTTGCTATATTTGTTAAATTTGTAATTAATAATTAATCATATAAATCATAATCTTCATCATCTTCATCTACTGGAATAGTTACTTCTTCTTTATATAAATGTTTATCAACATCTATATGTTCAGATATATTTTTAATAATAGTTTCAAAATCCGTAGGAACTATTAATTGTAAACGACTTTTAAGATCATCTATAATTCTATTTTTTATGACATATATTTCTCTAATTTTCAAAGATTCAAGAGTTTTTTTGTCTAATAATTCTTTTTCTACTGAAAGATTACAATAATTATCTACTCCCATCTTTTTCAGATCTTTACATATATCAATACACTTTGAAGAAAAATCTTCAATAGTAGTATAATTATCTTTATATTTATCAGATTCTCTTATAGCTTTAAGTTTATTATTAATTTGTGGTAAAATATAATCTCTTTCGAGAATAGTTACTAATCCATTTATTTGGTCTTTTGTCAAAAATTGTATTGTTTCCATCTTTTGGTAATTTAGTTTAACGTTATTATAATTTTTCTATTCCATTATTTTCATAGTAAGATCTAGTATGATTCCATTGATTAGTTTCGTAATGCCAACTAATCTCTGGTAATATAGATTCTATTTCATCTAATCCTTTAGATAACCATGATTCTTCTATATTAAATACTTTACATTCAGGAATATCTCCTTTTTGTAATCCTATTATATAAGTTTCATGTTTATATTCTCTAAACTCTGGATATTGATAATATATTGCTAACCAATAGAAAGCTAATTGTCTATAATATTTTAACTCTTCAAATGAATCATTAAATTTTCCAAGATTAACTGTAGTCTTAATATCTATTAATTTGATAATTTTGTTATTATAATCAACTATCATTCTATCTATCATAGACTTACAATCTATTCCTAAAAAATTAAAGAATATAACTTTTTCATTATATTCTTCTATATTATTCATTCTATCTTCATCTGTTAAATAGATTAATCTATTAGCAGCAATATGATCTTTAACACATTGTTCTAGATCATTTATTAACTTATGATCAGAGTATGTTAGTATATCTTTATATTCAGATCTTTTTTTTAAGTAGCTAATGTACTTGCTAAGTTGTTGTTTAAGCTCTCTTGCTTTTTCAATGATCTTTTCTTTAGGAAGTTTATCTGCTGTATAGTTGTTTTTATAAGCATAGATAAGTTTGTCTTCCATTTTTTTAGATCTGTAAGTAATATAGTCTTCACAGAACTTACGTTGGTTCTCGGATTTAGGTGTACTATAATCCAAGAATATATAGTTTTTATTAAATTCTTCATTTTCAAGTAGTTTCATATGTACCTTCTTACCAATTTCTAACCATCTCATTGGTAATTGTTCTATCTCTTTATCTAACATTTTCTTAAAATATAAAGGAGATATTTCAAACCATTTTAAAGATGATGAAGATACTCGTTTCTCATTAAAATATTCTTTCTCTGTCATTATATCTTAGACTGTATTAATTCTATACATTGATCTATCTGTTTTTGGTTCTTTGGTAAATATAGATCAAATTTGATATTATTATCAGTTAGATATTTTTTAAATAATTTCCATCTTAGTGGAAATTGATCATTAGGTCTACCTTTTGTTTCTATAATCCATTCATTACCTACAAAATCTGGAGTATAGGATATATATTTTATTTTATTTGTTCTTTTTGATAATAAATCTCCTCTTCTTTTATTAGGTTCATATGATAGATTATCAAAAGTAAATGGATTTACAATTATATATTTTCTTTTAGTATATTCAAATTGTAATCCTGATTCTACTAATTTCTTATAGCAGTATATTTCTAGTTTACTATCAAACAATATTCCATTATATTCTACTTTAGCAGAGTTAACCTTTTTAACTTTTTTCTTAGTTCTAGATTTAGAACTAACACCTTGTAATACTTTAACAACTTTTTGTAGGTGTTTCTCTTTCTTTGTCATTTAACAACTCTTTCATTAACTTCTTTCCTTCATCTAATCCAAATTGTTTGACATAATCTGATATATCTTTATAATTAGTATAAGGAATAAAGATAGTAGGAATAGTATATTTATTACTTAATTTATTACTACCTATCTTACCACCTTCATCGTTGTCATAGAATATAACTATTTTATTATATCTTTTCTTAATATTGTCTATAATACATTTAGGAATTAAATGATTTTCTCCATGTGGAGCAATTGCATTATATCCTATCTTATGTAGAACCATTACATCTTTTAATGACTTAGTAATAATTAATAGTTCACCTTGATATTCTAATTGTTCATAACCTTGAATATCGTATGAACTACAATTACTAATCCATTTATCTTTTTTAGCTGCTAATGGTTTATATATTTTATATTTGTTATATATCTGATAAGCATACCCTGGATTTACTCTATTATAGGCCCAAGGTTGAACGATCTCGTTAATCCAATACAATTCTATTGGAAACACATTAAAGTGTCTTAAATCGCTTCTTTCTAGACAATACTGATTCCAGTAGTTATCATCTATTTTACAGAAGTTTCTTCTACAAACTGATATAATAGTTGATATAGATTCATATTCTTCTTTAATAGATATTCCTTCTACGGAGTTAACTAGATTATTGTTTGTTAAATCATTAAGTATTTTTACTAATGATTCTCTGTATGATATATTAAATAATTCTTGTACAAACTGAACACAATTACCAGTTTTTCCAGTTGATAGATCTTTGTATAATAACGATCCGTATTTAGAACTTTTAAATATTCCAAATGATGGGTGATTATCTTCTCTAAATGGAGATTTCATTATTCGACCAATTCTGAAAGAATTGCTGATATAATATTTATATATATCATATTCTGTAATCTTTTCTAGTATACTATCTATAGATAGTTCTTCATCTGTTAATCTTGTATCATACATTCTTCATTTGTTAATACAGATATTATTCTCTTGTTTTGTATATCTCTTTTCTTATATTCTTCTAACTCTTTAGTTAGTTTCTCTACCTTTTTCTTTAGATTACGAGATTCCCCAGTTACAGTAGCTACTGTGCCTTGCATTTTTTTAAGTGTACTTTCATGTTCATTCTTTAGTTTCATTAATTCATTTTTACGTATTGATGAAACATGCCAAGTCAAACATTTTGTACATAAATATGCTTCTATTGGAATTACTCTCCTTTTAGATGTATTCTTAAGTTTTTCTATAAAATCTAAAGCGTATTGTTCGTTTATAAATGACGTCTTCTTGCACATAATCTGAAAAATAAAGGGCTATATTTCAAGCCCCGGAAGTATATGTTAATTAAATTTAGGATCTCTAATTAATAATTTATCTTCTATAACTTCATCAAATTTTATATTAGAAGATACATATTCTTGTTCTTTTTCATTTATATAATATTTAGATCCTTTAGGAATATAGAATCTAACTAGTACTCTATTTTCAGAATCATTAATATCAATATAACAAATCATACTAAGTAATCCTCTTGAACTAGTAAGATTAGAATATGCTTTATTTATATTAGTATAAGAATGATATCCTTCTTCTATAGTTCCTGTTATAGTAGACTTTTTTTCGTTATTAATCCATGTACTACCAAGTTTTATTTCCAAATTAATTTCTGGTTGAGTAGTGGTTGTGTTATATTCATAGTCTCTACTATTACTAATTATTTTACCTTTACTATTTTTTCTTACTATTTTATAACATACTATATCTTCTTCTGCTATCAAGGGTTTAGGTAAATTAAATTTAACTTCTACTGGAATATCTGTAATATTAAAACACATAACTTAAATTTTTAAGATTATAAAGATTCCCCTCCTTTCAGAGGGGAAATCTGAAGATATATATTGTTCTAATTTTAGAACGGACTTTCATTTGTTAATACTGGAGCTGTAAATCCTGCTTCAGCAAAAGGATTTGTTACAGATGGAATTGGATCTGAAACTGGTCTAGTCATCTTATCTATTGATAAGATCTTTATCTTAGATTTCTTAACTTCATCTCCAAGATAACCATTATTATCCATTCTTTCAACGAATCTAAATTTCCAATAATTTGGAAGACTTGTATAGTTACCAGAGTATACTACCTTAACTCTAAGATCTACTCCTATGTAACTATCGCCTAATATACTTATAATTTTTCTAGCGAATTCTTCAAATGTATTAGATTGAAATACAAATTTCTCCTTTGGAACAAAACACATACAAAGTTGTTTAATTCGAGACATTTGATTTAGTTCTTTTTCTGTAACCTTTTCAGGATCATTACCTCCTGGTTTCCATTGAGTCCAAACTAGTTTTTCACCGTTGGATCCTTTGAAATTGAAAGCAATGAATTCATTTGTTGCTTTTCCATATTCAACACTGTCAAGTTTTACATTTTCATGAATTCCGGTATCTATGAATTCGGCAGTTGTCGATTCGAATGGAAGATTGGCTGGTACATTATACATACTTATTTATTTTTAAGTATAGTATAATAACGCTTTTACAATATTTGGATAATTTGAAAATTCTGATAAGGCATTATTTCTACTAACGTGATTAGACATTTATTTATTATTTAATACAGTTCTTACATGTTCTAGGAACTTACTACAATCATTAGGGATTATATCCTGCTCATTTTCCACAAAAATTGGTGGACATTTAGCAGAATCTTTACCGTCAGTATTTAACTTAAGGTTATAATATTTCTTTTCATCTTTGATCCGTACATCAGTATACATTACAATGGTGAATTCTTTTTCAATCATTCCCTCCCATTCTTTACCTTTTACTTTTATACGTTTCTCAATAGCTCCTTCTTCTGTTTGAATCCATTCATAATGAGCAGTCAAGAATATATCTTTTGGATATTTCTTTATGATAAACATTAATTTACCAATCTCTTCATTATACATGTTCCAGATATCAAATCCTTTCTTAGTTTCACGAGCTGTCTTTAAGACTGAGTCCATGTATGAACTAAAACTATCAAAGACCACTTCAGTTATTTTGTCGTTTTTGGCATATTCGATTAATTTGTTGTAAGCGTCTTGCCATGAGTTTGGACAATAATAATGTTCAAACTTATTTATGAATGGTAATGGTTTACCTTCCATATTAATAAATCCACAAGTTTTAGGATTCATATTCACAAATGAATATGTCTTTCCTCTACCTGGAGATCCAACAATCATAAACTGATATGGTATCATTAGTCTTTATTTAAAAAGACTGTTAGTAGACCATGAACGAATCACCGTTTACTTCTACTGTATTTTGATGGGTTATAATTAACTAACAGTCTATATTGTTAATTAATTATCTGCATAACTTTAAACATTTCTTTACTTTCGAGCAGAATGATTCCTTCTTTGATGGTTTAATGAATATATCATTTACAATTACTTCATAAGTATCATCATCTATATCCACAAGATTCTTTCCATGTTTATGGAAAATATCAAATGTATCGAATCCGATTTTCACAAAGTTATTAAATATAGATACTTTTTCATCAATATCTATAAATTCACCATCAAAAAGAACTTCCTTCATATTTCTCCTAGCGGATTTATAATAAGGACAGTTTTTACATTCATCGCAAGGAAGATTATCATCTTTCTTATAAAGTTTCTTAACTAAGTCTTTTATCTTGTAATAGTCATATATTAAACTGTATGACTTACCACAAAATGAACACCAGTTTTTTCTTATCTTAATATCATTTTTTGTAAATACTAAGAAGTCTCCACATCTAATCGTATTAGCTGCAAAGAAGTTTACTCCTTTATATTTATTGATAACATCTAGTAGAGCACTGAGATAATCACCTTCACAATCATCCACTTCTACAACGAATTCTTTGGATGAATTTTTCTCTTGTTGTTCTTCCTTTTGTTGAGATTTCTGCTTGAAATAAATACATCCTTTTATATTGTTTGATTTCATATTTTTAGTTTTAACTTATTATTGGATTATATTCTTCAATTGAATTAAACTTTAAATTATTTATAAATGATAGTATTTTAGGTTCTCCCTCTCGACATTTAAGCCAATGCATGTAGATCATGTTGTCAACGGGCCAGTTGTTGACACCATAGCTGCGTATACCAAGTTTTTCAGGAGCATGTAATACTATTATATAATCAGATGCAAAAAACATAGCATCTGATCCAGCTAAGTCTCTTCTTTGAGGAAAGTGTAAAGATGGATTAGTTATTCTACCCATCTCTTCTATCTCTCTATTTAATTGACTTAATTGGATAATAGTAGTTTTGCCTATTTTCTTCTCTTCTATAAATAATCTCTGGAGGTTAACTAAAGTGCTTCTTTCGGATTCTACTCCTTCACTTTTAGTTAATAATACATGGTCGAAGTCTATGATTAACCATTTGTCCTTACCATACATCTCTCTGAACTTGTCAATTGTATTCTTAATTTCAGATACTGTACCTGGTGTATCTACATAATAGATAGGATAATTTCTGATTCTTTTACTTTCTTCTTCGACCTTTTTAAAATCTAAATCAGAGAGTGGCTCTGTTACAGTATATAGTTCCGATGTTGTTTTTTTAAGCTTATATGAAAGCTTACGTCCGATCTGTTTAAAACTTAACATTTCTAGACTGAAACTTAGTATTATAAAATTTATATCTGGATTTAAATCAAACAAATCTGATTCTAATGAATTTATAAATGCCGATTTCCCTGCTCCGGATATTCCAGCGATTGTATAAATTGTATTGACCTCTATACCACCCATTGCAGTATAGTTAAACTTTTTCCATTTTGTTTTTAATGATTTGATAGCTCCTTTACGTCTGTTATCTATGTATTCAATGGCTTCAGTTGTAGCATAAGATATATGTTTAAATGTAAGACTATTATTCGAGACTATTGCCATATCCTAAGTCCTCCGTATTTGATAGAGATTCTAGACCTTCATCCTTGATTCTCTGTTCGTAACACTTCCATTCTTCTGAGGATAGCCATTTTGGCAATCTTTTCATATAGCATAGTTTACCTTCTTTTCTTCGAATTGCTAGTTCAAATTGTAAACATTGTAATATGTTTAAATGTAAAGAATATTTACTACCTGTTATTTTGTTATAAATACGTCTACATCTATTTAAATCAGTTCTTAAATAATCTTTTGTCCCATCAGGTCTTATAACACTTGTCGGATATGTCTGTACAAATTCATCAAAGAAATCACCTTGTGCAAGTATTCTTACAAAAGATGGTTTAATTATGAATTTATTTAGATCATACTGATCCTCAAAATTATAATTGTCAATCAGTCCAGCTTTCACTAATCCAAGAATTAAACTTTTCAATTCTTCACTTGAATACAAATCAAGATAAGAACCTAATAATTCATAACTCTTTTCATAGATTAATTGAGCAATCAAAAATTGATCTACAGTTATTCTATTTTTTAACAAATAATTTACATCTACTTGTAATAACATGTTAGTTATGTATTAATGCTCAAATTGTAGATGTATTTGTAATATTTGGTTTTATGAGCGGTTATTAAACTTCTAGTAATCTATCAATTCCAATAGCAAATCCTATTCCATTATCGTATTTTCCTCCTCCACAGATTTGTTTCTGAGCTCCAAGAGATTCTACTTCTATTTCAAATCCTTTTCCTTCTTCGTAGTAGTCTAATCCTCTTGTTACACCTGTATTAATTTTATAATTAGATGTATATATTTTAACGGAATTCTCTGCTAATTGTTTGATAAAATTACTATAATTTTTACTAGGATTTAATATTTCTACACCTAGTTGAGTGAATTGTCTGTATCTACCTTTTTGAGGCTTTTCACCTCTAAAACACTCTCCAATATAAAATAACATTACATCTTTTTCATATTTGAATTGTGTAGTAGCTAACTTTTGACAGACAGCTGTGTATTCAGGAGCTAAACAGACATCTCTTTCTCCTCTGTCTTTAAAGTTAAACATTAGATTTTTATTATCTCCAATTTTATCTTTAAATGTCTCCTGATATTGGATTATTGGTATAAAAATTTCTTTAAAACCTTTCTTGATAAGGTACTTGGAAATTTTATTTAACAATTCTCTCTTTTTCATAGCTTTATTATTAAATAATATTCTTGTTCCCTTATATACAAAATCTTGTTTTATTTCCATTTTATATAAATTTGTATTTATTAATGTTTTTATATCCTATTAAAAACTTTTCTATAGAAAGTTTCTTTCTTCCTTCCATTTGAATAGATTTAATATTTATATATCCATCTATACAAGCAACTTTTAGATAAGTTTTGTTATCTGATATAAACGTACCAATAGTTTCATTAGTATTGGATTGTTGCATTTCTATATCATATAATTTAACTATTTTATTATTTAGTATAGTCCATGCTCCAGGATATGAGTTTAATCCTCTAATAAAATTATATATATTAGTTACTGTATTATTCCAATTAATTTTGGTGTTAGAGGAAGTTAATTTTGGTGCTAATTTATTAGATGAATTTTCATATTTATGATTAGGAGGATTTTCTATATAATCTAATGATTTAATTAATAAACTACTTCCTAAATTTCCTAATGTTTTTAATAAATCATTATAAGTAGATGAAAAAGGTAGACAAGTTTTTTCTTGTAATATTATTTGTCCTTTATCAATTTCATTATTAATAAAGAAAGTTGTAACTCCAGTTATAGTTTCACCATTTATTATACTCCAATTTATAGGAGCTGCTCCACGATAATCTGGAAGTAAAGAAGGATGTAAATTAATGGTTCCATATTTAGGAATACTCCATAATTTCTCTGGTAATTTTTTAAAAGATACTACTATTTGTAAATCTGGATTAAATTCTTTAATATGATTTATAAAATCTATATCTTCTAAATTATTTGGTTGTAATATAGGAATATTTAGATTTTTAGAATATTGTTTAATTTTAGATTTTCCAGGACTAGTAATAATACAAATAATATTATACTTTAAGTCTAACAATTTTTTTAATGATATTATTGAGAAATCATCCGTTCCTATAAATATAATATTAAATTTATTAGCTTCCATTTTATTTTTCTTATTTAGTAATAATTTTGTTATTCTTTCTGGTTGAATTTTTATTTTAGTACCTAATTGAAATTTACACATTAAATAGATTAAATACATTTCAAATTCTTTTGATCTCGCAATATTTACTCTTGCTGCTCCTATATATCTACCTATTTCTAATGCATATTTTTCTTTAATTTGTTTTAAATTTATATCTCTAACTATATCTACTAATAGAGATAATTCTGAATCTGTAAGTTCATATTCTTTTGGTTCATCTGATAGTACCATTCCTATGTACTCCATTATGACGTCTATGTTAAGATGTTTTGATATGATCATGTTTTGGAATATAATGTTCTTTTTTACATTTTTCACTACAATAATGTAATATTTTTTTCTTAGTTTTTACAAATATTGGAGTATTTAATATTACTTTACAGCATGTCGGATTATCACATACTATACAATTAAGTTTCTTCATTAAAATAATGTTAGTTGTTTCTCTTCTACTATGTCAATGATTTTATTACATTCATTAATATAATATTGATAATTTATATTATAATCTTTAATTGGTTTTTGTATAAATTTATTAAAGATAGTTATTAACCATCCTTTTTCTATATTTGATTCTCGTCCATCTTTATGAACTTTCATTAATGTTGAACCTAAATTAGATATATAATATCTTATATTTTTTTGTTGTTTGTCAATTTGTGGTTGTAAATCTTTGTTTGTATATCTAATTTCAGATGTCCATCCTTCTGTAGCTCTAAATCTCTTACAAAAGTCAAATATATTATTATGATTAATTATTGTATCTTTAATAGGAATTCCTTTTAAAAAATAATCTGATAGTGCAATTGGTACTATTTTCATAGACATATCTTTATGATATACTCTTTTTCCATTCATCATTGGAATTATTTCAAATGCACCTTTATATTTTGGTTTACCTTCAATTGTTCTTGCTATATAATTATTAACATCTCGGATAACCATTAGTTCATAGAAACTACTCTCTAATACTAGTCCTGTTAATCCTTGCCACCAATCCATTATACCTTGTACTTTTTCTATATCTTTCTTTTTATATCTTAATGTTAATCCATCTGTGTTAGCTTGTATCATTGTACAATCTATATAGTCTACTAACTCTTCGGCTAACATTGATAGTAATAATTGTCCATTAATTGTAATTTGCATAGTAAACGTTGGATCATAGAAAAATGAATATATATCATTAGATTTACCAAATACAGCAGTTAATGCTTGTTTTAATCCTCCATTTTTAGCTGATCCTTTAATAGTAAGTTTTCTCTCTTGATATAGTTTGTTATAAGTTGTTATAAAAGATTCACCTAAATGTTTTGGTTTAAATTTATTAACTATAGCAATATTTGGATAAAATGATGATACATCAATATCATGAATAACTTCATCTTCTTTTGGTTTATATATTCCAGGCTTTATACAGCCATGTAATCCACCTAATCCAAAATCATATTTAAATCCTTTATATATAACTGATTCTTCTAGAGATTTTCTAGTTTCAATTATATTTTTATTCCTATACTTTCCTAATAACTCATTAAATTCATTACTATAAAATTTGATATATGGAAGTATGCAATCATTAAGATTAATAGAACTTCTATAAGTTCTCATTCTCTTTAATTCCTTTATAGGAATATTCATTTCTTCACTAAGTAACTTAGCAAAGATTTCACTTCCAATTTTTGGTTCATTAGCATTTAACAGATCTATCCCATACTCTTTACTAAGTTGCTTTCGCATTTCTACTTCATCTATATTTAATTTATAGAATTCATAAGTAGCAATAACATCATTTAAATTATAATCTAATATTCGTTGAACTTCATCATTTGTTACCTCATGATTAAATTTAAATGGAGTATCGTCTATGTTATCAAGATTAATAGCAATCTCTACTGCCTTTAACGATGTTCTTTTAGATTTATTATCAAAATGATTAATTCTATATAAATCTAGTTGTGGAATTTTAACTTTCCAATATGGAATTTCACTAAATTCTGTATCTAAAACTATCTTAGTATGATGATAAATAGCTTCTGTTAAGTTGTCTGAATCTCTTTTAAGATGATCTTTATGTTCTAAAATGTAATGGATGATAGGATAGTCAAACTTTAAGTTATTGAATCCTATCAATCCACTGACTTCCTCCTCTAGGAAGTGTATGTATTCATCAAAATCATTTCTGCTCTTATGAATGACGAATTGTTTGGTAATTTGGGTATCTCTGTTTAAGAAAGTGCAGGAATGGAAATTAGAAAAACATTCTATATCATATATCCAAACACTTTTCATTTGTTTAACTTTACTTAACTTATTGTACGTTTAATATCCTCTTAAGTTCTACTGAAGAAAATATAAATTTTGAGTATATGAATGTATCAAATTTAATATCTCTACATTTTCCACATACTATGTATATATCTATTCCTCTTGGATAGTATTTTCCATAACATGTTGTTCTAGTACAGAATTCTATATAAACAATATCATAGATATATTTATCCTTTATCTGAATGATTAAGTTCATATTTTTCTCTTTGTAGTTTAATCTGCTCTTTTGTTCTATGTCTCTTATGAACTACTATCTTTTTAACTTTAGTTTTATTTCTAAGACCAAAGTCTTTGTCTCCCCATTTCTTTTTCTTTTCTTCTTTATTAGTAGTCCAAGGTGGATGTAATTCAGGGTAATTTCTTTTGTAAGTTACTATTTCTTCAATTTTCTTACTACCATCCTTCATCTTAGTTATTAGAACTCGTTTCTTGGGCTCTAAGGAGCTCACCATTGAACGATCTCCATTAAGTTGATGTATAGTATCACTTTTCATATATCGTTCAGCTACGGCTTTATAATAAGGCTTTACTGTTTTTAAGACAACCTTATCTTTATACATTTTATTGTATGCTTTAGTTATAGCTTTTCCTTTACTGGAAGCTTTAACTACAAACTTCTTTTCTTCATATATTTCTTTTCCAACTGCACTTGGAATATCTTTAATAAGAGTTACATTCCAGAAAGTTGACTTTTCTTGTATCCTACCTGGATGAGATCTTTTAGATTTATATCCATTTGAAGTTAAAATTCTTTTAGTTGAACTCTTTGGTGGAATATATTTTTCTCTAGGAGTATAAAATTGATTTCCTAAAGCTGGAGTTAATGAATTTCCAGCAACTGGTCTCATTCTTCTTTTACCTTCTTTTTTAGATATATATTCCCATTTATCTTTACCAGTATTTGGTGATCCAAGATAATTTGGGCCATTAGCTTCCCACCAAGGAACTCTAGCTATTTGTTTACCATCTTTAGTAGCTATATATACTAATCTTTTTGGAGATTTTTCTGGTTGTCTAATAAAATGTTTAAGCCTATCCTCTCTTCCTTTGATAGTCCATATTGGTTTCCATCCTTCTTTTATAGAAGTAAATCGTTTAGTATATTTATTAATATTATCTACTATAGTTAAAAATTTAGGAATAATTGGTTTTAATATATTTATTGATTTCCATATTATTTTTCCTTTTTTCTTTCCTTTTATAAATATATGATTTATAAATGTATTTTTTATATATAAATTAGATAATATTTTTAAATTAGGTCTTATTAAATCAAAATCTAATTTATACTTTGATTTTTCAGTTTTACTTTCATATACTGGCATATTGTCAATTTTTTCAGCTTTCTTAATCCGAATATATCCATTTTCTAGATAATTCTCCAGCCATTTTTGTACATGTTTATGATCATTATTATTTCCTACTATGTATTCTTTCCAAAATGGTTCTATTTCAAAATCAGTTGGTGCATAGAAAGGTCTAGTTTTACCTTCTTTAGTTCTAGTTATTGTAAGTTCTGCGAATTCATATTTAAATCCTTCAACAAACTCTTCTTTAGTAGGAATTCTATATTGATAACACCAATCTCCATAGTCTTTATATTTACACCATATCGCTATTGGATTCATATTTAAATTTTAACTTTTGATGTCTTAGTCTTCTATTATTGACTTTCTGCATCTTTTTTTCATTATTTGGTTGAGATCTACAAATTCTTCCATCTCCACTTCTAATAGGATTAATTAGAGTAGGTAATTGTCCTGGAAATCTTTTAGGTTCTCTTTTATTTTGTTTGTCTATTTTTGGTTTCATACGTTTGTATTCATGATTCATTCTCCACATTAACATTTCATAATGTCTATTATAATTCCTTTTTCTTTCTTCTTCTGTAAACGGATATGGATAGAACTCATGATCTGGTATTGGTCTATATTCTTCTATCATATCTGCCAGTTTATTTCTGTTAATCCCTGACTTGCAAGGATTTTATTAGTTTGACTGAAATGTTTACATCCAAAGAATCCATAAGTTGCTGAATATGGACTAGGATGAGCTGCTTTTAATACATAGTGTTTCTTTATATCTATTAGTTTTTCTTTTTCTTTTGCGTAATTACCCCATAATAAGAATACTATTCCTGATCTGTATCGAGATAATTGAGTAATAGTACCATTAGTTAGAGTCTGCCATCCTAATAATGATCCATGAGATTTTGATAATCCTTTTCTAACTGTTAATACTGAATTTAATAAAAGAACTCCTTGATCAGCCCATTGCTGTAAGCATCCGTGTTCTGGAATATCTATTCCAATATCTGAATCTAATTCTTGGAATATATTATGTAGTGATGGCGGAATATCCATTCCTTCTGAAACTGAGAAAGCTAATCCATGAGCTTCTCCTTCATTGATGTATGGATCTTGTCCTATTATAACTACTTTAGTACTTTCAAAGGAACAACTATTATAAGCGTTTAGAATATTTGATACTTCTGGATAGATTATATAGTTTTCTCTTTCTTCCTTTAATATTTTCATAGTTTTTTTAAAACTATCAGATATGAAATAACTTTTTAATATTTCATACCATCCATCTTCTATCTGAAGAATATCAACTTGTTTCATTTTATTCAGAGAATTTACTATTAATTGAACTACTGATTGGATCTTCTTCTCCTTTAAGTTCTTTACATCTTTTCCAATAATAATCTGAATTTAGATAAGGTTTAGCTAATTCTAATTCAGATAATCTAGTTTTATCTTCTACTACTTTACAAGTTGATTGTATACAAGTAGTTGGATCTTTTGGACATTGTTCACATATTTTATTCATCTTCTTCTAATTTTTCATTTTTGATAGCATCTTGAATTAGTTTACAGTTAAGTTTGATTTCCTCTTCTGTACATAATAAGTATAATAGACAATCTTTACATTTATCATTAAGGCAGTCTATTCCTGCTTTTATTCTTCTATTCATCTCAGCAATAACCAATGATGTTCCTATTGTCATTTGCTCGAGTTTAGTTTTTTTATGAATCTGTTTAAGATAGTCTAATGGCCATTCTCCTTTCGGAATATTTGCTTCGTTTGATAATAAACAATAATGTCCAAACATTAGAAGTTGTCCTTTAGTATACTTTGCATCAGTTTCTGGAGTGAATCCTAATTTTTTATGATTAAGTAATTCATCCATAACTAATCTTAATGCTTCATTTTCTTTTATAAGATCTAAGTATTTATTAATTATTTCTTCCATAATTTTAAGTTAAAAAGCCCCTAATTAAAGGGGCTTAGAATACAAAAGTTTATTTTTAATTCTCCACTGTATCTAAGAAATCACTCATTTCTTTAGTAATCTCAATAGAGATATTATTATCTTTATTAAATTTAGCTACTTTTTCTCTTATTAATCGAATATCTTTATCAAGTTGTCTTGTTGATTCAAGTATATCTTTTAGTTTAAGAAAAGCAACTTTTTCAGTTACTATTGGTTCATTTATTTTTCCTTCGGTAGTATCTATTCTGAGTAAATGAGATTTCTCTCTTTCTAACTCAGATAGAGTTTTGATATACCAAGCATTACAATTTTCTTCGTCCTTTGATTTTTTGAGATTTGTGGACATAATAGCTAAGTAGAGAATCTTTAACAAACTAGATTTCATCTCTTTATTTTTTCTTAGCTTTTCTATGTCAACTGGCCTGTTATTTCCAACTGTAATTGAATTATGTTTTTCAATTAATTTGTTGTCATAATCTATACTAAGAGTTTTTCTTCTATCTTCAAGAATATTCTTAAGGTCAGTAGCTTTTTGAAGATTTAATATTCTTTTCATTTGATTTATTTAGTAAATCTGGCCACTTTTTGATCTACATGAAATTAATAATCCCCAGATCATCATCTTAATACATACTTGGGAAAAATTTACTTCGCCTAAGTGTCTAGCATTTAGATTATATCTAGGGATTATATATTATTAAGCGTTTACATTAACGCTATAAATGACTTTATGCTTTTTATTGTTATTACAGAGTCTTCATTAAGATAAATCTTGTTTTGTTTTGCAATTGTTGAGTTTTTATCTCCAACTACATAACTATCAGGCTTTCCAATTGTACTTGGCCTAAAGATTGCCAAATATAAATCTACGGAATTATGTATTTTATATTTCTGACTGATAATTAACAAGTATTTCCTCACATAGTCTAACTGATCTAATGTACACATCCTTTTTAATTCTGATGTATCTGTACCTAAATAATTAGCTGTACTTGGAAGGAATCCTATTAAACCAGTTGCTCCACTATATGGATTAACTGCATCAGGATTTCCACCGCTTTCTGGTTTAAAGACTTTGTATAACCATTTTGATTGAATTCCTACTTCTTTACAAATTTCTCTAACTTTTAATCTACATTGTTTATCAAATTTGTCAGTCATTTTAAGTTTTCTTAAAGTAATTAGATCTTCATGATCATCTTTTTCTAAGATTGCTTGAGTTTTTATAAAGTTTTCCATCCCAATTTGCTCTTTTACTATTCTATTTTGTAATTCAATTGGTAAATTTGGAGCAAAGATTAACTGAGATAAAAATAGTAGAAATACTATTAAATAGTTTTTCATACAATGAAATTTCGTTAATACTATGACACTTTAGAAATAGTGTCGATTATAGTTTACGTAATTTCCCTTGATATGGTTACCTTTTGATTTCTAAACTAGGTTTTGTCACTTCAGTTGCTACATCTTGATTATAGCTTTTCATATTGTCGTTTTGATTAACAACGTTACAGGAATGCCCCGTGAAGGCAGTGACTTATTCCCATCAGCTGACCGAAGTCAGCTTAATTTGTGATTGACTCTATTGCAGTCCCTACGATTGCAATAGTAAAAATTTAGCCCTTTCGAACTTATCAATAATTGATTCATTCATCAGAGAATTGTATAAATTTCGTATGTATTCTATTTTTTTAGCTTTTATTCGATAACAAACTGGTTTCTTCTTGATTTTTTCTTTCTGATTTATGATGAAACCTATTGTTTCGCAATTAGAGTTCTCAGGCAGTAATAAACTATTCTTTTTAACTAGTATTTCTAGTTTAGGTTCTCTTCTTATTTTGAGAAATTCACTATATAACCAATTAATTACATTTCCTGCATTACTATGAATTATATATTCTAAGTATGATTTATATACTGGAACATACAAATTATCTCCCTGTCTGAATTTTGACAATCGTTCAGGAATTTGAGTAATACATAATTCACTTACATGTATAGATTTATAAGATGAATACCAATATTTTCTTAGAATTACTACTCCATTATTTCTTACAAAGATGAATTTGACCTCAGGAAATAATACTTTTATCATTTCCTTAAGTTTTCTTCTTCGAAGTTTATTTAATTTAAATATTGATTCCATGATTTGATTTATCTTCTTCTTCTCATGTTTTACCAAGTTTATTTAAAGCGTGATACAAATAGATATTTTTCTGTATCATATTACCAATCCTCAGCAATACCTTCGTCTTTGTTTTTGGATATAGTAATACTTTATCTTCAGGAATATCATAAAGAGTATAATTTTTCATATAATATTCTTCTGTATGAAAATTATATTCTTCATAATATGTATTAGTTTCTTCTCCTTGAATGACATACGAATTGCAACTACTATGATTAGAAATAGCATATGTTATATGCTTATTATAATCATTTTCACTACTAATATACGTAGTCTTTTCTTCCTTGCCCAAGGATACTGCAAAAGTTAAAGCAAGAAAGAGGATTATGTTTTTCAATTTCATTTTTGATTAGAAATTAAATTAATAAATTAATAAGTTCTTTCATTGTTAAGTACTCATTATTAAATAGAAATGATAAAGTATAATACAAATATAATTGACAAATTGCTAGAAATATAAACATGAAGAATCCTCTAATTATAGCTATTTTCCAATCTATTTTGTTATCTACATACAGAGCTTTTAAGTATAATCCTGCTGCAAAAAACATTATTACTATACTTATCCATTTAATTAGAGTATCATTTCGTATTCTCTTAACTATAAAATTACTACTTCCAAGTCCATATTTTTCAAGAATTACTTCCTTGGTTGAAGGAAGATACTCTTTTGTTATGGCTGGTTTTTCAACTGCTTTTTTTATAAAGTCAGCTTTCATTTTATTAATGTCTATTGTTGATTTAAGACATTCTTCTAACAAATTACCTGCTTTTAGTTCATATGGCCCTATATTCTTTGCAGTAACATTGATATTTACTGTAGAAGTAGAGTCTTTGCTAATTTTTACTTTTTCCTTAGTGGAATAAGCATATGAACTAAAGATAATTGCAGAAGCTATTGCTAATACTATATATATAATTTTTTTCATTTTACTGATTTTAAAGGACAATTTTTTGGAAATTGTAATGGATCAGAACATAATCTAGTACTACTTATTGGTTTAGTAATATATGGATAATTACATGCATAGTCATTACATATCGTTAATATACGTGTAATCCATAATCCTTTTTTAGAATTTATGCAACTTAATCTATGTGCACATTGTAACGGAGTATTTATTATTTTCATTTTTGATTAATCGATTTGATAAATAAGAAAGTAGAGTAAGTTTCTGTCTCTGAACCATACTACGCAGTAACTTGTCGGACATCTTGACCTGATTCGGCAACTTACTCTACAGTTTATTATTAACCTTTATTTTTTAAAACAATGGTTTACCGGCATTAGCTTTTTCAACAATCCTTTCTAGGTAATTTACGACTTTGAGATTTACTTCAGATACCTTTTTGGCATAACTATGTTCAATTTCAGTCAGTCTCATGTATTCTTTTAAAGCATCTTCCCAATTATAGAAGTATGTTTTTGATCTTACTTCTGGATCTAATGGAATGCAAATATTTGGATCTTTGTTAATAATTACATATCCAGGCTTCGATCTTGCGTCAGTTTCATAGACAAAATTATCATCAACACGGAATCCTTTTACAGATTCCATTGCTTTTAATTCTTTTCTGTCCATTCTTTGCAACTCTTTGTCTTCGTCTACTACAAAATATGTATTTATTTTATAGATCATACCTCCATTTTTACTGAGATTTAGGTAGAAATCAGCAAGAAATCCTTTGAATCTTTTTTCACTTGAATCATCTTTTACTTTTTCTTTTACTCTTTTGTCGTCTTTTTCATCAGTTAATAGAGATACTCCGTCTCCAGAAGCTTGACATCCGTTTTGATTGGAATCATCACAACTTGGCTTTTTGTCATCAAATCTGTGTAAGAAATCTACTTTTTTCATCTTTTTTAATTTTGATTAATAAAAATTCTGTTTCTGATTGGATTGATTATATTTTCATACATCCAAATAGCTATTTTAAGCAATGGATGATTTATTACTTTATCATCTGATTCGTAGATATCAAATTCTTTTATCCACATAGGTTTGTTAGAAATTGAATATCCATTTGATACTTTATTTAAATTTTTAATCAGTTTAGGATCTTTTACTACTTCGTAGTATAGTTCACATCTCTGAACTGCTATATTGTAGTCTGTATAGTCTTTATAAATCTTTAACCATACATTAGCAAATGGTGACCTTGTACTTCCCCATTCTCCTTTTCTACAGCCTTTTTTACCATTTATAGACCATACATCTTTATATGGCTTTAAGAAGATATAGTTTCCAGTGTCTTTTACTGTAGAAAAATTCTTGAACTTTTGATATGTCAATTTAATTCCTCCAACTCCAGGATCTTTAACTGCAACTCCTGGTGGAACTACTTCTGGTGCTTTTATGTCTAGTAATATATATTTGGCCATTATTATATTTTTGTTAGTGGATTATTAAAAAAGATAAGTAGTAAAATATTACCATAACATAGACTTACCTAAGTTTACCTATACTATGAATATAGTTTAGCGCAAAGTACAAGTTTGTTCTAATCTGATATATTTGAATAATACTTTACTACTCACTATATTTCATGCTTTGCACTTTGTTTTACTTCCCTCTGCTTGGGAATCTTCTTATGTTTTTACTTTCTGCTCTAATCCTCCTCAATTTAGACTCACTTCAGCTGCAATAGCACCAAATTTACAGTTTGGTTATGATTCTCCACCTATTTTGATTTATTAGAACATACTCACTTTTTCGCACTTTTGTTATGCTTATATTATTCTCGAATGAATTTTCATTTTGCTCGCTGTACTACTTCTGTTTTCATACTAAAGCATAAGGACTAGTTTAATGCGCTAACCCTCGCCTTTAATATTTAGAATAAACTTTTATAAAGCCTATATTATAAATTAGCTACTTCTGAGGTGTGTACCATTACTTCACTTCTAAGAATCAGTGCCATATTGGCTTACTTTCGTCATTACTGACCAGGTAAGATTCAGAATTTACTATTTTATTTTATAGAATCTAAATATTAAATCCAATTTAATTATAAATCCAAAGCTACTATCTGTTTTATTGGTTCTCTTACAACAATTGGAGCTTCAAATTAAAATCCTTATTTATTAAGGCAGATTCAAATGACTAAAGTCATCTTATTATACTAGTCTCATGTAATTTGGACTTAAGGACATCGTATAACTCTAACATCATTTCATTATTATTTTATCTGCTAAGCAGATGAGATACTTTGACCTCTAATAACTTTCTATCAACCTTCACTTATTGGATTATATTTATCCATAATACTTGAACTTCTTTCAGGTTCCCTAAGTTTTTATGCAGAAGGATGACTGTTCTTATTAGTACTGACCTAAAGGTCTAATGTCGATCGCAGATCATCTGATTATAGACTCGTATTTTATAAGTTAAAGTAGATGGGCTGGTCTTATTTAGGAACCAGTCGATCCTTACCATACAAGCTCTTCGAAAGAGGAATTACTAGTACAGTCTACCGAGGCATTTTCCATCACTCCTATCCGGTAGTTTTCTTCACAACCTTAGTAAAGCATAGTTTCAGGAATTTCACCTTATCGTTGCCGTTATGTTGGATATAGAAGATAATTTTAAAGACTTAGTAGAAACTTGGAGCTGTAAGTCTTATAGCTTACAAAGAATCACCCGACTCTTAATTAGTATAAGATAGCTAATCAAATACTCAAGACCGACTGGCTCTACGTATTATAGTTGATCAGACTGAAATATACTAAGACTCCAAGTTTACTTTACCTTTAGACTTATACTACTTACGTAATTTTCATACAAATCTTTAAATTATATGTTATAGTAATTGAACCTCGAATTCGTAATTATAAGTTCGCTACAAACCATCTATAATGCTTTACAGTGCGCATTTTGAGCCTTGCTCATAGTTACACTTCCACTATGTTATCATTGTGATCATACTTAAACTGTTTATTCCAGATAAGTATTCTAGACACAGGTATATCTAATTTTTCAATAAAACTATTGATAATATTTTTTATTTCTTCTTCATCACTAATTTTCATGCGTTCGGCTTGTTCAAAGTCTATTCTGACTAATAAATAAGGTTCTTCTTTATCTTTTAGTGACTTTCGAATAATACATTCTTTAATGAATGGTATGTTTTTTAGAATATCTTCTATTCTTCTTGATTGAATAGTATAGTTGTTTGTTCTAGATATAAAATAGATATTTCCATCTTTATCTTTTATTCCTAAATCATTTAGACTATCGGTTAAGTAATGAATAACATTATCTATTATATAAATACCAATGATTTCTTTTCCAACTGATTCAATTTTATGTTCAGATGGATGAGAATATGTAGCTATTCCGCAAGTTTCTACAGTACCATAAGTTACTGTGTATGGAAACTTAATCTTCTTTAAGATCTTCTCTATATGTAATGGTAAAGAAGAATTAAGAATTATTAATTTCTTTATATCTGGAAAAATTCTATGTAATCTATTATTTATAACTAATTCCTTAATCACAAATAAAGATTTATAAGATCTTATGGATATAACTACTTTTAGTTTTTCTTTAAAAGTAATATGATCTTCAGTAATTTCTTTATACAACTGCATAAATTGATGTGCACTTAAAATAATGATTGGCATCTTATGAGATTGTACATAAAAATGAAAGTTATAGTTAATTTCAGTAAATGGTGCTATTCTATTAGGAATTATTATTATTGTATTACTAATTAATGGAAGTAACATCCCTAATATATAGTTATACGAAAATTGAGGATATGCAGGATACTCAGTTTTTGATTCGAATATCTCTTTATTTTTTAGTTCTCTTAACAAAACGAGGATCTTATTGAATGATATCTTTACTTCTTTTAACACATTAGGAGTATAAATGATAACATTATCTCCTTTTCCTCCGAATGTTGCATTCCTGATAGAATGTCTTAGAACTTCATTTATATGTATACTTTTAGTACTAAGTGGTTCAATAATAGATTCAATATCTAAAATAACTCCTAAAAATAGTCTATTAAGTTCTTTTCTTCCATTGTCTTGGTTTCTATCTGTTATTAGAATATCGGCTGATAATAGACAATGTAATGCTTCTTCAATTTCTGTTAGTGGCGATATTATTATTAAAGTATTGTTACTTAGAATTGTAGCAAGAAATACAGTAATCCATTCAATAGAGTTATTAGCATAAAGAGCTATTCTCAGTTTTTTATCTTCACAGTGAACATGTCTATATATCCAAGGAGTATTGAAACTTTTTGATAGTTCAATGACATTTCTAAATAAATCAATATATTTTATTGATTTAGTATCGTGAATAATAGCAATATCATTCCAAAAAGATTTAATTGCTATTACTATGTATCTTAATAGTTCTTCCATTATAATTTAGATTTTTCAAATTCATAAATTACTTGAAAATTTTCTTTAGTCTCGGAACTTATTGATCCAAGTAGTCTTTCGACTTTATAAGTTTCACAGCTTGATGCTATAGTTATAATATATCTCTTAGCATGATCATTCTTCTCTGTAATATTAGAGATAATAATAGCCATTGTTGATTGTCCAGATTCAGTTGTATCTTTGATTACAAACTCTGAATTGGGATGTTCATCTATGAACTCTTCTATTCCTTCTTGACAGCTTTTCATCTTTGATTGTTTATTAAGCTTTCCGATGGTTTTTCCTTCAACAACAAAGTTGAAAAGCCATAGTTTGAACATATGATCTAATAGCTCTTGACTATTTTTGGATGTTGTTATCATGGTTATTTATGTTTTGGTTCATCTAATAATGTATACAAATATCTATTAATATCTAAATCATTTCCAAATACATCTTTTTGATTTGATAATATTGGACTAATTTGATCTAGTGGATATAATGATCCTTCTAAAATATTATATATATTATCATGATATTCTGATAAAAATAGTATATAATATCTTATAGGCCCAACTGGATTACCATATATGTCTTTATCTCTTTCAAGTTCTAGACGAATAAAACCTTGTTGCATCTCTCTTCTAGAGAATGCCCAATATTTCCAGTCTTCTTCATACCCGACAAATTTCTTATTTTGAAATAATGGTCGTAGTCTGTTTTTTATTTGTATACTTATTTCTAACTGTCTTTCAATATTTTCGTCTATTTGTTCTTTGTAGTATTTTTTAGTAAATAATCTTACTGGAATTCGATTAGCAAGATCTTTAGTTCCTTCGAGTTGAATTTTATTCAATTTTAGAGCAATAATAATCTTTGAAAGATAAATTATTTCTTCTATTACAGTTCTTTCTCGTTCCATTTCTTTATTAATTAGTGGTTAATAAAAAAGATAGAGGACGACGTCAAGCGTCAAACCATCTGATACAGCTGGCTGTCCTCTATCATCAACTAATAAACTTTACGTTTATTTATTCTTGTTTTCTAATAATTCTAAAGCTTTTCTTTGTTTCGCTTCTTTTTCATCAGCTTTTCGTTTAAGCATGTCTGCTTCAAAAGCTTTAGCTTCTTCAGTTTCATTGAAAGTTTTCATTTTTCTAATAACTGAAACAATATGATTCATTATTTCAGATCTTGGAGTATTATCCCACTTACGATTCTTACTTAAGTAATTATCAATAAGTATATCCATTCTTTCAATAAAAGTTAATTTAGATTCAGTATCAAGAATTATTTCTGATATTAACTTGTTTACTACTTTCTTATCTTTCTCTTTTTCAATGAGAAGACATTTAGCAATAATACTATCACTATTCTGATTTGAAGTATTCACAGTAGCAAAAGCTTCCTTTTTTTTCAATTTTGCTTGTTCGGCAGCTAAATCTACTTTTGATTGATCCTGTACAGTTTCCTGTTGGTTTGAGTTCGCAGAATCTTCTACCTTTTCTGAGTTCCCAAGGTTTGTCTGGGACTGTTTCCCAGATAAAGCTTCCCCCAACTCAACATCTTTTTTCATGCCCGCTGCATCGGAAGCATTGACTATAACTTCCTTTAAAGTACCAGCAGGTTTCTCTGGTACATTCTTCTCCGGAGTGGATGTAGTAGGCTTTTCCTTCAATCCAGATTCTTTTGCAGACTGCTCCGCTGATTGGGAGCCTTTTACTTCCCCCAACTTAGAAGTAGAATTTACAGAGTTCCCATCCTTTTTCTGTACTACACCAGCACTCTGTATAGTTTTGTTTGATACGTCTCCAGCTGGTAGTGGTATTACAGAATTCGAGGCAGGCTTGTCTATCATATTCGTATCTTTCACACCATCCACAGGTTGTTTCCCATCTTTCTTCTTTTGTTGTTCTGAGGTCTTCTTCCCAGGATTGTTGGCGTTTTTTGGTTCACCACCTTTCTTCTCTGATGAGTCGTCGGCCTTTTGTGTACCAGAGGACTCTTTTCCTTTTAAAGGGCTTGTTCCAATTCCGAGCTCTTGCTCTTTATCTTTGATATATTTATCTCGGAATGTAAGCCACCAATCAAATACTTTCTTATTGTCCCAATCTTTACATTCTTTGAAGTTACGTAAATGTTGTTGACTTAAACCACAAGCAATCATTGTTTTAGTATGAGATTTTCCATCTACTGCTGATTTGAGATCTACTTCTTCAGTATCACTCATCATTAATTTAAGATAAGCAATAAAATCTCCTAAACTTTCACATTCAGTAGCTTCTTTCCATATTACAGGAAATTCAGTTTTAATATCAACTGGTTTTGGTAGTGGAACATGTTTAGATGTTTCAGCTGGTTTATCATCTTCTTTTTTTACTTCGTCAACGATAACAGCATCAGAAATAATACTATCACCAGATATTTCATTCCAAAGCTCTATAGCATCAAACTTCTTATTTTCTTTTTTTAACTGATGTTTATATTTCTTTAGAATCTTATTAGTAGTATCATATCCATATTTGTCATGAGCATCGACAGCCTGTTTAACCTCTTCTCTGATTTTCTTTTCTGTTTCACTCATTTCTTTTTCTTTCTCAGCAAGTTTAATAGCTTCTTCTTCAGCTTTAGCTACGATTTCTTCCTTTTTAGTAGGATCAGTAGCAGCAGCCGGTGGTGGAGTTACTATAGGAGTAGTAGCAACTGTAGGTTCAGGAATAATTTTATCTTTTCCTAGAAATTCGGAAGCAATTGCTGCCCATACTCCATTAATTTTAGCTTCGTCCTTCTTATGTTCATAATCAGTAACTAATTGAATTCCTTCAATAAAATACTTACGAGTTATTATGATTTTCTTTTCTCCTAAGTTTTGATCTTTTAACATTGCAAGACACTTTGTTTTAAGATCAGCTAAGTTACCTCCTTTGAACGGATCAACTTTTATAGGCGTTAAAGATTCTCCTGTGAATATAAACTTTTTGGAGTCAGTTGTAAGAAACTTTGCTTCTGTTTCGCTAATAGCTTCCCATTGAATCTCACTAGATTTAATCTTTAATTCCTTGGCAACTTCAGATAATATTTCATCCTCTAGTTCTACATTAATCTTCTGAAATTCAATTATTTTATTTCTGGTTCCAATTGAAATATATCCAGGCTTACCTTTTTTTATTGTAGATTTAATATCTTTGACTGCTTGTTTAATAACATCGACTTTTGTTTTTATTATTTCTCTGGAGTTATTCAGGAAATTAACCCAGTTAACTAGGACTAAGTCTTTTAATTCTCTTCTTTCAAGATTAAGTTTAACTCCTTTACAAATAGGTAGAAGTTCAAACATAAATTTTTCTTCAATTACCTCTCTTGGAAATCCAATTTTACTAAGTCCAAACTTTTCAGCTAAGTCGATAGAAAGATTTAATGCGTCTTCCTCTTTACCTTCTTTGATAAGAATTGTAGCTACTTCATTAATTTTCTCCATACTATCAGCCAGAGGAATTAGTTTTTGAAGTTCAATTGAAAATTCTGCTGGAGTTCCAAAGATAACTTTTCTCTCATATCCTTGAAAATATTTATTTTTTTCTTTCTTCTCAGCAGAATCTTTTCTTGCTGGAATTTTTAGCTTACCATCTTTAGTATAGTCAGCCATCTTAACATTTTTATTAGCTTCAAAGTCAATTTCAGCTTGAAGAGCATCTGCAGATGGAGTATATAATCCAAATGACATTCTCATTAATGCAACTTTAAAATCTGATAATTCTTGAAGATATCCAAGTTGAATTTTAGCATTTTCTACAATTTTTTTATCTGTATGTAAAGCTTGTTTTTCGTAAAAATCAACTAAATCTGATAAATGTTTAGGATCTGTATTTACAGCATTTATTAAAATGTTACGATCTATATCTTGAACTTCTTTTAATATTTGTGATGGCATTTTTCCTGCCACTCGTAATGCAATACTCATATTTTTGATTTTATTTTGTTTGATAAGACAAATAATAATTTATACAATTAATAAAATCAATCACAAATTTGTTTAGAAGGCAACGTAACTAGGGAATTACGTTTGTTCAATTTAAAGTAATATCAACTAAAATATTTAAGTTGTATCGCTTATTTATTATTTGAAACTGTGGTGTAAAGTTGTTCTTTATACACCAATAACACCACATTTTAATATCTTTATTACTCATTTTAATGTTTTCTAGAGTAAAGCTTACCGTTCTTGTACTTACGAGCTTTTACTTTATCTTTTAAAAATGGAGCTTCTAATTTAAGTTTAATACTCCACTTAGGACATTTTCTTAATTCTATTCCAAACTGTATAATTTTGGTATTAGTAGAATTATATTGTTTTCTAGCTATTCTTTTAGTTTGAGCAATAGCTGATTCAAAACTAGTAGCAGTGATATTCTCAATAGAAAACTTAGAAGGTATTTCAGAAATCTTATTTCCTTTTCTTCTAACTTCTATGAATATTCTTTCGTGTCCATCTGATCCTATTCCTACAATAAAATTATCTTTAGTTTGATAATTTCTTTTAGGTTTAGGATCTTCAATATCTTTTTTCTTAGTAATTAGTGGTTTTTTCATAATTAGTAAATTAATATTGATCAGCAAGACTCCATATCATACATCCAGCTATAAAGGTAATTATAAAGAATAAAACCTGAATTAGTCCAATCCAATCCCATAACCAAAAATAATATTCTTTACCCCATATACCTCGAAATACTTGGAGCGTTTCTTTAGCTTCTTCTCCTTGTTCTTGCTTAGTTATTTGTTCAATAGCAGTATTATATTGAAATGATGTTATATCCATTCCTGCAATTTCATGTAGTCTTAGTTGTAGACTTTTAATAGCCTCAAAATTCTTATCGAAGCTATTATTTGCAGTTTGTAAATATAACGCATTATATTTTCCTTGAAGTCCTGAATTTTCAAGGTTAGTTACAAATTTATCTATTCCTTCTAGTTTTTTTGGAATAGTAGATGCTTTATCTGCTAAATCCCAGTAAGAAGAATACTCTTTTTCATATTTATAATTACTAATAATTCCATTATAAGTATCAAGTCCTAACATAAAAAGACTTATGAATGTTATAATAATTCCAGTTATTTTCATTTTGATTTATTTTTTGATTATTGCTTACTAAGGCATCAGCTTTCCATATCTTGATTTAATTAATTTTATAAGATAAGGAGACCGGATATGAGATGTTTAATAAAATCAAACAGATCATCCGACCTCCCTTACCACTTCCACTAATTAAAAAATGAGGTTTAGTATCTTATCCGAGCAAAGCTCGTTTTAGTAAATTAGTGAAGTGCCCTCATCTAGTGGCCGATGATCATCATTTTCAAAATCAAAGTCTATGAGATCATCTGGAAGTTTATCTGTTGATAATTCTTTGATTTGTTCAACTTCCTTGTCAATATCAGATTGTACTTCATCTGTAAATTCATTTTGAAGTACTTTTCTGAGTTCTCTACGATTCTTTTTATTTTTTGGTGACATAGTGGTTAGGTGTTAAAAGTTAAATTATTGATATTTTAGCTCCTAAATTTTCAAGTTCAGTCTTCATTGACTCAGCTTCTTCTTTAGAAGTATTTTCTTTTAGTTTAACCGGAATGTTTGACTCAATTAAAGCTTTAGCTTCCATAAGAGTCAAAGTAGACATATTTTTATAAGCTTTTACAACTGCTAATTTTTGACCTCCAACTTCTTGTAAAAGTACAGTAAATGTAGATTTTACTTCAACTGTTTCAGTAGCTTTTTCTACTAAAATCGGCTCAGGAGCTTTATATCCATAGACATTTATAAGCTCGTTAGATAATTCAATGACTTCTTCCTTTGATAGATCATTGATGGCTTTTGCTATTTCTTTTGGTGTCATTGTAAATTATTTATGAAGGTTTGTAAATAAGTTTTGTAAAGGACTTTGTAATATGTGTAAAATATTACCTAGAGCTTTTTTCTTTTCAGTTGATATAGGAGTTTTGAAATAACCCCATTCAGCAGTTAAGAATATATCTGGAAATACAGATTTGTATTCTGATATTGTTTTGTCAAGATCCCAGTAATTATCTGTAACTATTAAAGTTACTGGTTTTTTATCGTCTATTAGTTGACCAATTAATTTAATTTTTTCTTCTTTCATAATTAGTGGTTTATATTAAAATTTAAATCCAAATCCAATTTTAGTACTCCATAATATTATATCTTCATCCATAGTTACATAGAATCTTTTAGTTATCTCAACTAATATTGAAACTCCATAACTATTCTTCCAATGTTGATGATTTACAGTATTATAGGAGTAGAATATAGATGCTATTAATCCGTCTCTTTTACTGCATGGATCTTCTTTGAAGTAATATCCTAACCCAATTTGATATTGAGTTAGAATAACTTTAGAATATGTAAAGTCATCTTTATTATAATACCAAGGTTTACCAATAGAATATGATGTGTTGATATCAATATTCTTAGTAACTAGATCAATTCTAGGGCCTCCAGTTATAATACAAGGATCAAATTGTAATCCTGTATAAACTGATTGAGAATTACATTTTGATGGTACAAATAGACATGTAATTACTATTAATAGTAATACAGTCCATGCAATTAGTGGTTTTTTCATAATTTTACAGATTAGAAATTTTATCCCAGTAGTCGAATCCTTCTGGGGAATTAATCCAGTTAAAAGCATGGCTTATAAACTCGCTCCAATTTTTAGAGTTTTCAAATCTTTCTTTATACTTCATCCTCTTGTAATTCATTTCCATTATATTTAGATTTGGAAGTATAGTCCATTTAGGATTTCTTAGATTTTTTATAAACTTAGTTTTGATTTTAAGTTTTTTGAGTTTCTTCTCAAATTCTGGTTTAAAAATAATAGTTTTTGACATATTGTTATAATTTAGTGGTTTAGTTAAAATATAATTTTTCATTACATAAAGTAGACTAGTATCAGTCTTCAGAATATAATGGAAACGATTTTCTTTTTAAAGCCTATTTTTCCTATCTATGCTTCGCTATCCCCAACAGCTTCTCACTTCTGTTGTATCAGTTTATATAGCAGTGAGACTATACTTATCTGATATGGTTCCATTTTTATTCTTGTTGGTGCAAGCTTTCACTCTGCATTTTATACAATGACGCTTGGCGACTTTGTATAATCCGACTTGTGACGGTCATTACTGTTGATACATTTTCATTTGGCATGTGATATATCTTTCATAGTTGCATTATATTGTTGAAATTAATATTTTACTCTTTTTGGAGATCCTTTCTTTTTTATGATAATCTCGTATTCTTGTATAGTATGAAAATCATCGTTATCTTCTTCATCATCTTCATCCGGTTCAAAAAAATGAGTTACTAGACATCCTTTATCTTTACCTAGAGATTTTATTACTCCTTTTTTATCTGAGAATGGTTCTCTATCTAATGAGTAAGATATAGCTTCGGCTAAATCTTTTTCAGTCGGAAAAGCATTTTTGTTTATTTTTGGCATATTGTTAGTTTTAAGGATAATAAACTGTATCAATTGGAATTGTATCTCTAAAGATTTCAAATGTATCTTGATTACAGTTATAAGTATGATATATATTGTATTCGTAGTAAATCTTTCCAGAAGTTGTTTTTGAAGGTGGTTTAGCTGGAATGTCATATATAATTATTACTGAAGTTGTTGTGAACATTCCGAGTATTATAATGAATAATAATATATTATATAAGTTTTTATGTAATTTCTTTTTTAATTTCATAGTTGTGGATTATTAGTGGTTTAAATAAATCAAGGACTCCTCAGCATCAATTGTTACACTGACACTAATTTTTTCAAGACTCTATGCCAAGAGAGTCCTTGACTTTGTTTTATTCGACTGCTGCTCCAGGTTCATCGGAGTTGTCGTCTTCAATTACGATGTTTCTTTTAGCTCTGTCAACTTCACCAGCTAACAGAACTTCAGCTGTTCCATTTTCTTCTTCAAAATCGAATACGAAAATTTGAACGAATTTACGTTCAACCGGCTTTTTAGTAACTGGATTAATCAGATTGTTTCCTTTGGCATCTTTCATTGTATATTTAAATGGAGTTTTCTCAGATTTGAGTTCTCCACAGAAATATATTGCGGTGTCTTTAAGGACTATATCACCAGTACTTTCAACTGTGTAGTTGTTAGGTTCTGTTAATGCTTCTCTGATACTGTCAAAGATTAATGCTCTTTGTCCACTATCCCAGATGTTGAAGATCTTTCTTTTTCCTTCTTCAACTTTTGCAGTTTTATTTTTTAGTAATAAACTAACTTGGAAGAATTCACCAGGTTGTCCATTAGCTCCAGGTTTAGCAGCAACTTGAGGCTTTGTAGCATCAGTATGTTTTGGATTGGTTCTGCTTTTTAATACTTTTACAATAAAATCTTTGTTTGTCATTTTGTCAATTTTAAGAGGTTTATAAATTGTTATTTATATATATCGTGGACTGTGATAATAAAAATGAGAGTAGCTTTTCTAAAAAATGGACTTCTCCTTTCGTTAGATCTCATCATTTTAAGTAATGTCAGCTACTCTCAAATTTGTTACTTCTGAGAGGCTAAAATTGGATATAAATGAACTTCTTTAGCTTCTCTTTTGAATATTTTTTCGAAATACTTCATGTGTGGTACATAGTCTTCGTTTGCATTAATTCTTTTATGGCTTTCAATGTTGCCATTTCTAATTAGCATGTCATATGCAAGAACTTTGTCAGTACATGTATGATTTGGAATGATGCATGATAAATTGTGTCTCATAATTTTAATTATTAGACATTAGAAATGATTTATCTGGATGATCTTGGTTATGAGGATTATTCCAGAGTTCTATATAGAACATTTTTGTAATTATGTTCTTCATAGTAAATGGTTCTTCTTTGTTTAATCTGCAGTTGATTGCAAATGGTATTTCTACAAATGAAGTTCTGTTTAGTGGAATTAAATCTTTCATATAGTTAGTTTTAGTGGATTACAAAGTAATACTACTCTGTACATCACTGCAGAGAGTAGTTTGTTACTAAGAAGGCTACCACATGTCGCCCCAACATCTGATTGAGGTAGCATTCTGCATAATCACTAAGATTAATGGCATCTAGTGTATCATAAACCTATCTTTAGCTGTCTTGTTTTCAGGCTGCACTGATATTGATAGGATTTTGTCTGGTTTTAGAAGTGATTACATTCCAATTTATTTCAATTTTTAATCTGTCAATTGGGATTTTGATTGTTGTTTGAAACTTTGGAATATATTTGTCTAATTCTGTTAATATATCACAGAGATCTAAATATAATAATAGATGTGATTCTTCTGTAACTATTACAGGAATTGGCAGTTCTTGTTTGTTACCAATACAATGCAATGTTATATGTATTCTTTTTTTTCTTTTTATTTCTAACATTGAACTATATTGTTTAACTGTTACTTGATAGTGGTTCATATGTTGAATGTATTGATTTCTTATTAAGAATCAGATAGATGACGAGCAGTCAAATTCTAGGCTTTTGTTCTATCTGATTTAAAGATCAAGAGTTATCAGAACTTGATCTAATACAATCCTCTCCTGGATTGCTATGACATTTGTTCATCTGGAACTTTGAATGCGTTCCAATTTTCGTTTGAAACTTCTTCGATTAGGTAACGTTCGTTAGCCCAATCAGTTGATAGTTCGACTGCTTCTTTTACAGTCTTTGATTTCTGTAATTCAGTGCAGTGTTCATTGATGATTTCTTCTTTTGATGCCATTTTTAGTCTTTTTGCAAAGTCTTTTAATAACTTTTTAGCTAAGTTAGCTGGCATCATAGCTATTTCTTCTGTTCTGTTTGAAGATGTGAAATCTAATGTTACATTTTTCATGATATATATAATTAGTGGTTTGAAAGCTATTAATGTTGTGATCTTTGATAGAAAATATGATGTAGAGAGTAATCATCATTCTGTTTACAGTTACATGGTCATGATGAATCTACTAAGCTGACCAACTTAGTTAATTACTCTCTACTATAAGGAAAAGGCTTGCTCTTGTTACAGAGCAAACCCTAACCAGTATTTCTCATATTCACCAACCTTGCCTACGTGTTCATAGCTGATGCTCTGACCTTTCAACGTGAGCATGGTGGCCAATGGCATATCACTAGCATTGCCAATGATGCCACTTACTTTGTTTTCTAACGTTACGAAGCATAATCCCTTGTAATAACGAAACGAAGAGATCTTACTTAAACCTGCGCTAGCAGGATTTACATTATTAGTTGCCATAATCTTGAAATTTTAGTGTAACATTTGAACCGGAGTACT